AAGCCGCGCTGTCACAGTATACGGCAACCCGATGGTGGGTCTACCATCAGACGAACCGCTTAGACCCGCATCCCCCGAATGCTGGGTACTCGCAGCTGTCTTCGTACCAATGGAAGGCCTGAAGACCCGCCAAGCCTGCTCGACTAGAGCGTAGATCGGGACACCGCTGTTTGCGCTCTCGACCAAGATTTCCTTGTGGACCCGAGGTGTCACCTTGAGATTTTTATTCGGCTTGTCTTCAACAGCTTCGGGCATGGATCTCTCCAAAGATAGATTTATCTATTGATCTTTTTATCTTTCTATCTTATGATTCTGACTGTGCCGCAACACAATAACACTAACACACACACAACCCAGCCGGAACCCGAAGAAGAGGCGAAAGTGTCAGCGAAAGTACTGAACGAACGAGGGGATACAGAACTGACCCGTTTAACCGTGGAGATACCAACGGATTTGTGGGTGCGTTCAAAGTTGGTAATCGCCAAGTCTACCGAGAGGCTGACGATGCGGGTGCTCATGTCTGAGGGACTTGAGATCCGGGTCTCTCAGATCGAGAAGGGTCTTGAGAAAGCAGGCGTGGCGTGAAAACACAACTAGAAGAAAAGTCCGTGACCATTCCCCAGCCGGAAGTACGCGAGGCTATCGACCTCACGCCGCGACTGGCCACTATCAACGAAATGCAGATCGCCGTCGAGCGCGAGATTCAGATGATTCACGAAGGCGTGCTTCCGGTGGACAAAGGACGCGTCATCCAGGGAATGCGGCGGCTTCAGTATCGCGGTGTCGAGTTAAGTCTGAGTGCGGCGCGGCTCGATCGGAGCTTGACGCAAACGGCGCTAAAGCAGTTTCGGTCTCTCCCTCCGGTGACCGAAGCACCAAAAGATGGAGGCGAAACCAAGTGAAGCGGTCGGCCCAAACTTCGCAAGTTGATACTTTACGCAGCGGTAACATTGAACGCCTTGCGACCTCACAGGACGTGGCTGCTTTACGTGACAACACCGCATATTTCTCTACGCAGCAGCACCACCATACAGAGTTGGTTCGCTCGCAACAATGCGGCGAATTACGATCCCTCGGCTCCAGCTCCCATCAAGCGGCTGATCCACACAGCGTCCGGTTCAATAAGGCGGCACCGCCAATCTCGACGCAATTTGACCCAGCGGCGAACTGGAATCCCATCGGACAACACATTATTTGGCGGCAAGATTATACTGCGCGTGATTATACGGCACGCAGCGGACGTGACACAGCGGTTGGATCGGATCGTATGTGATTGCGCTGAACAAGACGGAGCGGCTTGATTTGACAGCACGGGACTCCACAAAATAAGGCGGCAAAAATGGACTCAAAACGAAAAACGGAGGCATTCACCTTCGAGGATCTGACAAAGCGCTACCAGGCTATGACTGTAGAAGTCTATGCCGAATGCGTGACGGTAACGGACATGGTCGGAGGGCAACCGGCGGGCGATAAAGAAATCGAAGCATTCGTCCGCCATCAGATGAAAGTCACTGACCCGCAAGCAGTCGCGGAAGAAGTGGCTCGGATCAAAGCGCACGAGTTGGGAACAGTGCGTCCGGTAGCTCCCGAAGGTGCAGAGCTTGACGTCACGGAAAAGAGCGCAGTGAATCTCATCCGTCGCGACGATCATGGTCCCTGGCTTGGCGATTGGATGGTCAAGGCCTGCATCAAGAACTCAAGCTCCAGGATTGGGATCTTCCGGCAGAAGATCGGGACCAAAGGCGACATGGCCGAGATGGGTCAAGTCCGAGCGGCTGGAGTTTCGTGCTTTGAGATTCCAGGGGCAGACAACCTGAACAGGATCTATCTCAGGAACTCCGCTGGAAATGGGCCGGCTCCGACCAATTTGGAAACCTTTCGCGGCAAGGTTTCAACTCCCAACGGGGCGCAAAGTATTCTTACGGTGGCCGAAGTTGCCGCGCCCGGAGCGCGCTTTGAATTCTCGTTCCGGTTCTTCGACGCAAAGACCACCATTGAAGACGTCGCGGACATTTTCTCCGGCGCAATGATTATCGGCCTGGGGAGTGCCCGTTCTTTGGAGCGCGGCAAGTTTCGGATCGAACGGCTCACGGTGGCGTTCCCCGAAAGCAAAAGGGCGAAAAAGGAAGTCTCGAAAAAGGACTTGGATGCCGCTGCCGAGCGCGTTGAATCCGCCGTAGCCGAACCGCAACACGTGAACGGAGAGGCGGCGCACGCATGAAAGTCTGGGTCGTATATGGAGCAATCGCATGACTCGCAGAACTTTATTCTCGCTTCTGTCTGCGCTACTTGGAGCGCTCCGTTTGAAATCTGCGGAAACTCCAAAGGCTACCGCAGTGGATGTCCAAAAGGATGCGCTTACGGTGCACTACCAAGTTTGCACCTGCGCAGAGGAGGCCGCTTTGTATTACGGCTCGATTGATATGTGGGGCCTCGCCTGCCACAACTGTCCCTACATTCGGTTCTCGTCCCTGACCTTCTCAAAAGCAGACAGAGTAGCTTTTAGCTTTAATCCGGCAGAGTTCCAACGCCTGCAAAACGGTGAGTGGGTGAGCCCGAAAGAAACGGAGCGTGGCGCATGAAACTCGCAATCCTGCTTTTTGCGACCGTCGCAACCTTCGGCGAGCCTCTGCTCACCTTCCCCATCGGCTCACCCGAAGACGTCCGGTTCTTCGACGAAGACTTGCTCGACGTCGGCCTGGAATTCCCACAAGAGCCGGGCGCCTACTTCGGGAACGCGCAACAGACGGTAATCTGCATCCCATCGCTACTCAATCCAGCGGATCAGGAATGCAGCACAAAGGCAGAGCCCTGGACCCAGCACTGGGTTGTGGGCGTGAGCGTACAGCCAACCGTGACAGTGCCACCCCACGCCCCCCCACCCGCCCCGCCGCCAGTTGTCACTACTCCCGAGCCCGTGATGCTCTGGCTGCTGCTGGTGATGATTGCCGCGATGGTGACCTGGAGACGGCAGCTTGGACGTAAGGTGAGGGAAACGATCCGCCACTTCCTCTTTCGGTATTCCCGCACTTATCGGATATATCGGATTCGCGCGCGGCTGAGTGAGGCGAGTCATGGTTGAGACAAATTGGGTATCGGATAGCCGTGGCAATCAGTGCTCGGCGGAATATTTTGGATCGGAAGAGGCAGCGCGAAAAGCTCTCGATTCGCTTGAGGATTGCAATAATTGTGAGAACTGCTCCGACTGCTCCCGCTGCTCCCGCTGCTCCGACTGCTCCGGCTGCTCCGACTGCTCCGACTGCTCCGGCTGCTCCCGCTGCTCCGGCTGCTCCGACTGCTCCGACTGCTCCGGCTGCTCCCGCTGCTCCCGCTGCTCCGGCTTAAAAAACGCTGCTCCGGTGGAAACGGGAGAAAAACCGATTATCCCCATCGTGCCGGTAGTTAAAGATTTGCATCGCAAGATTTATGAAGGTGCGAGTCATCCGGGCGCGCTGGCAATGGATTCGTGGCACACCTGCGAAAAGACCCATTGCCGTGCTGGCTGGGTAATCGCCTTGGCTGGACCGGCCGGACGCGAACTCGAAAAGTTCTTTGATACGCCCTTGGCCGCGATGAAAATTTACGATGCCAGCTGCCCTGGTTACACGATCAATCCAGCGCGATTCTTTGACGATAACGATACGGCTTTGGCCGATATGAAAGCTCTCGCGGAGGCGAGCCATGGTTGAAGTCCGTTACGGAATTCCAACCCGCATCACTCTGACGGTAGAAGCGCTGGATCAAACCGATTGGCCAATATGGGCGCACGTCTGTGACTTGATCGAGACGATGTTCAAGCATCCCGACCGAATCGAAATAAACTCACTGAGGATTGTATGACCCACATTCAAGAGCTGAAACAACCGATCCGCAAATGGCTCGCACTCTTTCCCGATGAACGGCTGGCCGCTTTGTTTGCGCATGCGCAGGACGGGAAGCTGAAGTTTTGCAGTTGCTGTTGTCTTGCTGGAGCGATAAATGCCCCGCACGCGCTTTCGGAGGGTTTCGTTAGTGGATCAAATCATCTCTGGGACGCCCGTCATGACTATCCCGAGGCTGCACCAGCAGAGGGCGCATTCCTAGAAGTCGGTTTCTTGGGACCCTTCAAGGATCGTCGGCGCTTTATCATTCCACTTATTCGCTCGGAGATGTGGCAACGGGAGCGCCGCAATCGCGCAACCGCGGACCTTGAAGAGAGCGAGATGGAGCACGCGCGCCGATGAACCCTAATCCCTTCACGCTCCTGAAGCGAACGCCCGTGAAAAAGCGCCGCTCGAAGCTTCGCCGCGGCCGAGTGGTAGACGTCCCATATCTCCGGTGGATGCATACGCACGGCTGCCTCGTTGAGGGGAAGCGTTCCCCTTGTATCGGAACAATCACCGTTCACCACTTCAGGGAGTTTGGTAATCCTAAAAACGACCGGCGCACGCTCACGCTTTGCCAGGGGCATCACCAGGAAGCTTTCGGTCCCGACTCCATCGAGAGACTCGGCAAGGCGAAGTGGCAGGCAAAGTTCGGCATCAACATCCAGCTTGAAATAGCCCGGTATAACGAGGCTTATGTGATCGAGACCCAGATGGTCTCCCCAGTCCCGAAGCCGGATGAGCCGGCGTACAAGCATGAAGCCGGGGTGACGCGCGAGCGGATGGAGTGGAAGGAGTTGTACGGATGAACACCGTCTGCCAGGAATGCGCAGTGCGGTTTGAATCGAAGACTGGCCGAAGGAAATATTGCTCTGGAAGGTGCGCCGTGAGCGCATGGAGAAGGCAAAACCCAGAAGCTGAAGCCAATATTAAGAATCGCCACTTGGCAACAAGAAAACGATATTCTCCAGCGGAAATGAAGCATCGTGATGCAAATATGTTCGCCGATTTACGAGAGCGAGGAATACTTGACTGATGACTGCTCCACTCACCGGCATTTCCAACTCCGCCATCTATGCCGAAAAGGGTCATAACTTCTGCCGGTGCGGAAAGGCAAAGACGCCAGGGAAAACGTTTTGCAGGGAGTGTTATTACAAGCTCTCGCCAAAGATGCGGGATCGGCTTTATGAAAGTCATGGCTACTTGGAAACTTACCGCGAAGCCATTGCAATTCTAGATAGCTAGTTTTTGAAGAGGAAGGATACTTACTTATGTCGAGCGAAGTTGTTCACATTCCACGCGGTGGAGACATTGTACGCGCGGAAGATTTCATGCCTTTGATGACCGTCGCCCAGGCGGTCAGCAAGAAGGAACAGATCAACGCATTTATCGCCGGCGTGATGACCGAAGGCGAAGACTACGGGCACATGCCCGGCGAGAACCGCAAGGAAAAGCGGAAAGTGCTCCTAAAGCCCGGCGCTGAAAAACTCTGCTCCATCTTTGGATTCGCGCCCCGCTATGAGGCCGAGCAGATCATTGAAGACTGGACTGGCCGGGAGCATGGCGGAGAGCCGCTGTTCTACTACCGCTACAAATGCTCTCTCTATCGCGGCGATCGCTGCATGGGGGAAGCGGTCGGTTCGGCGAATTCCTGGGAAGCGAAACACCGATACCGATGGGTCGGAGCGGATCAGCTTCCGTCTGGAATCGACAAATCCAAGATGGTATCGAAAGGCAGCAAGCGTGTGACGTTCGAACCGCAGTTTGCCATCAAGGCTCGGGACACCACGGGGAGATATGGCAAGCCGGATTCCTATTGGGACAGTTTCGAGAAAGCCATCGCGGAGGGGGCCGCAACACAGGCCATCAAAAAGAGCCAAGCCGGAAAGGAAATGTCTGGCTGGGAAATGGAAATCGACCAAACCTTATACCGCCTTCCGAATCCGGACTCCGCCGATGTGGTGAACACCTGTCAGAAGATGGCACAGAAGCGCGCGCTGGTCGCCGCAGTCCTCATCGTTACGAATTGCTCCGACGCGTTCACGCAAGACCTGGAAGACGCGGTCGAAGAACCCAGTCACCAACGAAACACTCCCGACCAACAGGCGGACCTAGCTGAAAAGCGCGTAGCTGAGGAGAAAGCCAAGACCGAGTCCGAAACACCAAAGGAGCTGAAAGTCTTCTTCGAAGCCATCGACAAAGATCCATCACGGAGCGTGGAAGCCTTCGAGCATTTGCGAAATGCACTCGGAGAAAAGGGCGGAATCAACGGCGTGAAAGCCTACGACGCCCTGGAGCGTACCTTTACTTCCAAGTACCCGCGCGGCACGGCTGACAAGGGAGTTCTCAAGGGCCTGGTACGCCAACTCTGGGACGCGCTGCAAACGGTGATGATGCCTGAGCCGCCCAAGGACTCTTTCGATCAGCACATGAAGCAAGGCGAGCTTATCCCGGAGGCCAAATAAGTGCCGGAAGAAAGAAGAGTTGATATCCACGACTGCCAGGATTGGCTACGCTCTGCTCCGCTCCAAGAGGTTCAGGAATTTGTGTGGTGGGCGCAAGGAGTTATTGACGGTAGGGTTGCAGCACAGCCAAAGCGAAAGACGCGGAGTGACGTCGGACAGAAGCGGCCACCCAATCTGGAAATTCCATTCGACCGGGAGCAGGAGCAGATGCACGAGCCGATCGACTTGCGGGAGATCGCGAAATGACTCCCACGACTGAGCGTCACGACCTCTCCCTCTTCGGCATAAAGCCCGAACTGATCGAGCTTCTAGAATTCCGCGAAGAGCTCATCGCTGATCCATCATTGCTCGGAGCGGAACGGGAAGAATCCCTCCAGGCAACTGAGGATCGCATCCGCGAATATGTGACGGCGGAAATCGAGAACGCCAACATTGCCCTGTACCTCCGGGAATTCGAAACGCGGGAGCAAGTCGCCATGGAGGAAAGCGCGCGGCAAAAGCTAAAAGCTAAAGCCTGGTCGGACAGGTACGAACGCCTGAAGATGCTTATCACGGCAGTAATGCTCCAGACTGGCCAGAAGCGTATCGAGGGAACCGGAGTAACGCTGAGTTTGCGGAAGTGCCCGGTCAGTGTGGATGTCGCCCAGCCGAATCTGGTGCCATCCGAGTTTAAGCGCGTCGAAGTGAGGATGAACTTAGCGCTGTGGGGAGAGATCCAGGCAGCGGCGGTAATGGGACGGCCAATCGCAAAGGAAGCCGCGGCAAAGATCCTCTCGGATGCCAAAGCCTACGATCCGGAGCCGATCAAGAGCGACATCGGAGACGTGCTTAAGAGCCAAGTCCAGTGCGATAAGTGCGAAGGAATCGGATACGTGGTGGTCAGTCCGGGAGAGACGGAAGGCTGTAACGCATGTGGTGGAACTGGCAAAGTTACTGGTGCTGTGCCGGGTTGCAGATTGGTCTCTGACAAGATGACGCTGCTGGTGAAATAACCCAATGCCGGAAACTCTTCTCATCTCCCAGATCCGCACAGATGGAGCAACGCAACCACGAGCCGAACTCGACTACGGAGTCATTGAAGAATACTCACAGGCGATGCGAGCGGGAGTTGTCTTTCCGCCAGTGGATGTTTTCTATGACGGATCGGAGTATTGGTTGGCGGATGGGTTCCACCGACTAGCGGCCGCTGGGGGTGCGGAACTGGAACGGATTGCGACGACGATCCATCAAGGGACTCGCGAGCAGGCGCAGTGGTTTTCGTTTGGGGCAAATGGACAGCATGGCCTTCGCCGGACCAATGCGGACAAACAGCGCGCAGTAAGAGCAGCCCTCGCACATCCCTTGAGTGCTGGCTTGAGTGACCGGGAAATCGGGCGCCATGTGGGAGTGGATCACAAAACGGTTGCAGCGGCCAAGCCGGCGAGTGGGGAAATTCCCCACCCCAAGAAATCATCCAATACAACAAAGATTGATCCCGCGGTTCCCGAAGTTTCCGGGGCGGAGCCTGTTTATGAGGCAGGGCAAGGATCCACCGTCCCGGTCACCCGGGAAAAAGCTCCGGCACGCACTTACCATGCAGACCCATCTACGCCAGAGGACCCACTCGACCAGGAGCCAGTAGAAGAGCCTCCATTCGAAGGAATCGCCGGTGCTGTCGAACTCATCATGGCCGCGCGGAGGATAGTCCGAGTCAGGCTGACCAATAACGAACGCCGATATCTCGCCTCGGATCTTCCCGGGAAGCAATTCATGCGGGAAGCGCGGGACCTTCTGTCCAAAGAGCTCGACGGCCTGGAATCGAATGACTTTACGCAAACCGTGGGTAAGCCGGTAGAGAAGGAGATGGTGCAGTGATCGACGCCCGATTTGTCCCCTGCGAAAGCTGGCCCGGCCAAAAGACCCGCAACCGCAAGAAAGCTCCCTTCGGAGTAACGTACGCGCGGATGCTGGATGATTTGGAGCGGGAATTGAAGCACCTGGGCGCGCGCGATATCGTGATCCAAGCCTACTTCCGGCGTGAGGACATCCGCAACGATGGCTGGCCGCGCTCATCCGCTCCGAAGCCAACCGATCCAGGGGTGATCGTTGGATTCACCAAGGCTAAGGGCGAAGAAATTTCATTTCCATGCGATACATACCTTAATTACGAGTCGAACCTTCGCGCCATCACACTGACCTTGACGGCTCTCCGGGCGATTGATCGGTACGGCGTCACGCAGCACGGCGAGCAGTACAAGGGGTGGGCCAAGCTTCCGCCGGCCCCGGATCGGATGAACAAGGGTGACGCTCTTCAATTCATTGTGCTGCACACGGGAATCTTCCCGTCAACTCGAGAGCTTCTCCAGGAAGCCTATCGAGTCGCTGCGCGAAAACTTCACCCTGATACCGCCAATGGAAGTGACGGGCAGTTCATCATGCTGGGAAAAGCAAAGGCAACCATTGAGGAGGCGAATGGATGGCTATGACCCGCACCCGTGAAGGGAGGCTATTTGTAGCCCATTGCCGAGTGAGAACCACTCTCAAGAGAACCATAAAACCCAAGCTGGCCGAAGTATATGCAGTGATGAGTACGGTCGAATGGGACCCGAAACTGGAACTCGAATTCCACCTTCCGGATCGACGCGCTAAGAATTCTCTTGAGATTGAGTTTACTATCGATAGCCTGTGGGAAAAAGAGGAGAGCGCCGAAAAAGCTCTGATCCTTGCGACGGAACGCGGAAGAACGATAAGACGAAAGCTTAGAAAGTTGGGGGTTCTAAAAACGCGCCGGTGGATCAGCAAGTTGTCGGTATGGAATATCCCTTCAATTGAGGACACCCTATCCAAATGACCCGCACCCGTGAAATGGAACACACGCCCGACCCGCGCGAACCGATCTTGGTTTGCGGACACGGACGGTGCGGCACTTCGATGTACTCATCGGAGATTGAGCGCCGGGCTATCGAGATCCTGAAAAGGCATGCGGAGTTTTCACTGAAGTGCTTGGGGGACGCTCAAGCTGAGATTGCGTATCTCCAGAAGTGGAATGTTCGGATGGTAGCAGTGGTTGCGGTTTTGTTGGGAGTGATTGCATGGATGGTGAGCCGATGAAACCGAACAGTATTCGTCTCGTGCTGCCCTGGAGTGGCAGCACGGAGGGGGGTCGGGGATTCGAATGACAGAACAAATGGCCTATGATGCTGGCGTTGATTGCGCCAAGAACGGTGCAAACACGACAAATTGCCACTTCACTATTTTTGCGACCCCAGAACTTACGGCAGCTTGGGAACGCGGCAAAACCGATGCCGAATTCATTAATAACAAGACGGCACGCGACGCTACTCCAGAGCGGCGCGAGACGGAGGAATTCTGAGCAATGAAGACCTTCGAAGAAGCGCTCTCCAGCCAAGTTAAACAGACAACTCCAGCGGGCTTAGAAGAAACGCAGAAAGAGTTTGCCGACACCCTAGGCCGCTATCGCTGTCTTGCCGAAGAAGCTGGCGATAGTCCGACCATTGGAATGTTCGCAATCATCTGGACGCGCATGGCAGAAGCGGAATCCGTAGAGGTTGCTTGTTTCAGCGCCTTCATGACCGGATTGATTACGGGTATTGAAATGGAGAAAGCGGAGTAATGAACGCGCCTCTCAAGATCGTGACGACCGAGCGGCCGGCATATAAGCCCACGCTTCCAGCTCGGGAGCGTCGAGCCTATGCCGCCGCACACAAGATTGCGGTAACTGACTTGGTATTCCCAGAGTTTCCATGTCCAGGACGGCGGCAGACGTTGAAGGTAGATGAGATCGCAAGAATCATTCTCGAGGAGATGGCATGAGCGAGATGCAATCTGAAATCCAGGAAATGCTAGCCGCCTTTGGATTCATCATTGTCTCAACCAATAGACCGGCAGACATCGGAGAGGAGCTCCACTTCATAACGGACCACTCACGCGGTGAAAAAGTCGCACGGTCCTTCCGGGTGATTGGATTGGCTACTCCAGAAGAAATCAGTGAGGTCGGGAGAAAATTAGGCTTTGAGTTTACCGGCGATCTCAAAGGTGCCTACAAGGCGGTTCCTAGCATGCCTCAGAGCGCGAACGCAGAAGAGCCAGGGACATTAAAGACTGATGAGGGGAGCGCCAAATAATGAAAAGCTTGGTGATGCTGGCCATAGGTATGTTCGCTGGATTCGTCTTGACGCACTCAATAGAGGGGGTCTGGAATCACAATACTCAAGAAGCTTTTGCGGCTGTACTGCTGATCCCATTGGCCTTTGGGGCCTGCATGGTTCACTTCGCAATGGAACCGATAAAATGATCCCACAAGAAAACGGAAACGAACCCTCCAAACAAATCGTGATCGTGAAGCCATGCTGCCCGAGCTGCAAACAATCGGAAGGCCCGGTAGTTTCGACTGCAGGAGCAGTCGTGGGGCCGCTTGTCTGTCAAGTATTCTTCTGCGGAAACTGCGGAGCAATCTACTCTGTTCAAATCATTGCCAAGCAAGAAGAGGCGATCGTGAAGCCATCTTTGGTTATGCCGGGGAGGATGTAGGTGGGCATTACTTCAATCGAATGGACCGACCGCACGTGGAATCCGGTGCGCGGCTGCTCGCGCGTCTCCCAGGGATGCGTCAACTGTTACGCAGAGCGGCAAGCGGCGCGGTTCGCCGGCGAAGGAGAGCCGTTCCATCAGTTCGTCGCGAAGGTTAATGGACATCCCGCCTGGACCGGCAAAGTAGAACTGGTAGAGAAGCACTTGGAAGATCCGCTGCACTGGCGCAAGCCCTGCAAGGTATTCGTGAACTCGATGAGTGATCTGTTCCACGAGGCGCTCCTAGATGAGGCCATTGATCGCGTGTTCGCAGTAATGGCGCTATGCCCGCAGCATACGTTCCAGATTCTTACGAAGCGACCGGAGCGGATGCACGAGTATCTGTTGCGCCCCTACCGAACAGGTGATATCCAGGTGCATGTCAAAGAGCTTATCGACGTGCATCATTTACCCGATGCGGTGAACCGCGTATTTTACGGGCGCGTGGAAGAAGCGAAAGCGCTGTTTGACCGCATACTGGCCGAGCCTGGCCCCTATCCTGAATTCTCAGACACCGACATATGGCCGCTGCGAAATGTTTGGCTCGGCGTCTCAGTAGAAGATCAAGCCAACAAACATCGCATCGACATATTGCGCCAAGTTCCGGCTGCGGTGCGTTTCTTATCGATTGAGCCGTTGCTTGAGGACATCGGCAAATTGAACCTTGAAGGCATCCACTGGGTGATAGTGGGCGGAGAATCAGGACCAGGCGCGCGCCCACTTAGAGTTGAGTGGGTCCGGAGTATTCAGGCGCAGTGCAGGACCGCGGAGGTAGCGTGCTTCGTGAAGCAGCTCGGTGCTAACCCGTTTGAGGGAGGGATGCCATTGCTGCTGGAGGACCGCAAAGGTGGCGACTGGGACGAATGGACTGTTGAATTGCGGGTGCGTGAATTTCCAAAAATTCTTGCGGAGGTCTCTGCTTGAGCGCCAGCATCACATCCAACGGGCTAGCCCTGATTCGAAGTATGCTTTCCGAAGAGGAATGCATGCCCCGAAAATATCAGAACCCTAAGTTGGAAGTTCGCCGAGATGTAGCCAGGCCCTTTTACTTCGTCCGTGTCAGCGTTAAGCGCATGACCGAGGATGGTCCGAAGCCAAAACGTAAAGTTGAGTTCATCGGATGGGTGGATGAGACGCCAAAGAAAGCCGCAATGAAGCGCCACGCGGAAATCCTGGAAGTAGTCAACGCGGGTCGAGTTCTGATCCAATCCCAACTTCAGTTTAAGGACGTATGCACGCGGTTCCTTTCCGTCCGTCTTCCCCAGCTCGGAGTCTGTGCTCAAAAGAAGTACAAGACCCAGATCGAGAGACACATACTTCCGGCCTTCGGGGAATTGAAGCTTTGCGACATTGATGGAGCGGCAGTGGAAGGCTGGTTGAACGCGAAGAAAGAAGCGGGGCTCGGATGGTGGACGAGAATTGACCTCAAGGGCGTTCTGTCAGCCATCTTCACCGCGGCGAGAGCTTGGAAGCTCTGGGACGGAGCAAACCCCACCGAGGGAGTGAGGATCGGCCGGAAGCGCCTGGTTCGAGAGAAGCGATTGCTCACGGTCGACGAACTTCGATTGCTGCTGGGTTCCTTGGCTGACCGTCCGAAGTTCATCGTCCTGATAATCTTCGGTCTCGGATTGCGGATTAGTGAGACCTTGGGACTACGCTGGTCGGATATCGACTTCCAGGCGAAAACGATCACCATCCGGCGCCGCTGGCATCGGGGGGACCTGAGCGAAGAAAACGAGACCAAGACAGAAGCCTCGAACGCCACCATGCAGCTTGGGGCTTCGATGCTTCATGAATTCCAGAGCCGCGTCCCTCTGGACCGGCGGGACGGGTTCATATTTGTTGGGGACGATGGACACGTTCCGCCGGATGACAGAGATTTGCTGAGAGAAGAATTTCGTCCGGTGGTCAAGCGGCTGAAGCTCTACTACAGGGGATTCGGCTGGCACGCCTTTCGCCGGCAGAATATCACCTGGCGGCAGCAGATTGGCGGGGCTACTCCGCTAGAGGCCCAGCGCGCCGCGCGCCACGCCTCCCTGGACATGACCTACCTCTACACGCTTTCGGATGCGGAGCGGGAGACGGCTCAGCAACAAGCTATGTTTGACAAGTTGATGGAGATGCCGGAGGGACCGAAGCAATGAGCGTCGTTGATAGATTCCTGTCAGGCAAAGCAAAGAGCATCCCCACCACTTACCGTAAGTGGCAACTTCGGTCCCGCTTTGAGGCTGAGGTGATCCACTATTTTCAGACGCGGTTGTTGCTGCCAGATGAGCAGATATTTTACGAGCCTAGAAGTTTTAGGGTTGACGGAACAGATTATTGCCCCGACTTCTTCATCCCAGCCCTGAGTCTGTGGATTGAAGTTCGGGGATATTCCGACGAAAAGGGTGAGGCTCAAATAAGGGGATTCATAGAAGTTACTCGCAAGGAGGGCTGGGACTATCTTGTCGTTCGACCGGACGAATTTGGCTTCTCAAAGAGAGAGGCGGCTTACGGATTTCACGGCTCGAATCTTCTCATACGGCATTGCGGCGGAGGCTGCCCATGTATATTCATAGCGATATTCCCCGACGTGGCGGAGTGCCCAGCCTGTCGGCGGCACCGAGAATTAGGGCCGGGAGTCCTTCCGAAAATAGAAGCCAGAAAAATCACCGACTGTGATTGGCCGGTGAGTCACTGTGACAAGAGATGGCCAAAAAAACAATATACCGATACCTGGAAGAAGACTTGGGACCGTGAACGGTCGGGACCTGAGATTCACACTTTTGAAGAGCTCCTCAAGCGCAATCTGGATTGGTACTTCGAAGGGCTTAAATATCGGCCCAGGGATGCATGGGGATCAGCGTGGAATGATTTAGTTAACGAAGTCTACGACCTCCCTTTGGTTCGCGCTCTCCTTGAGCGGCATATGGGAAGCGGGCGCGTTTCATCGATCTTTGAAGCTTTCTGCGACGTGCCCATTGAAGAGTTCGTGCAATTACTTGAGCTTCAAATACGGAAAGTAACTGGCACGGCTGTAGCACGGCGGCACGGGGATTATGATACCAGCAGAACTCCAGAGGACTCCCCCAAATCATTGGAGGAACAAAACTTATGAATTGGTGGACCTGGTCGGGTTCGAACCGACGACCTCTTCCATGCCATGGAAGCGCAGGCGAACAACTTGCGAACCGCTCAGACCCAAAGGCGAGACTTAGCCTCCTGGCAAATGGATCGGAACGGAACGGCCGGCCGGGAAGTGGCACGAGCCACGTACTGGCACGGACTTCCGATAGACCTCCTGTAATTCACCCAAACCAGCAACTTTTTGGCGGGTATTTGGCAGGTACGCATGCCTGAACTTTCAATCGTCCCCGTCTCCCTCGATGAGGCTAATGCCTTCGTGCGCGAGCACCACCGGCATCATGGCCCAGTACCGGGCGCGAAGTTCTGTATCGGGGTCGCGCTGGAAGATCGAATCGTAGGGGTTGCGATTGTCGGCAGGCCGGTCGCACGGATGTCAGATAACGGCTGGACCCTCGAAGTAAACCGCACCTGCACGGACGGAACAAAGAACGCCAACTCTATGCTCTACGGCGCTTGCCGCCGCGCGGCCTTCGCACTAGGCTACCGAAAACTCATCACCTACACGCTGCCATCGGAGAGCGGCGATAGCCTTCGAGGGGCAGGCTGGAAGTGCCTTGGACAGGCAGGCGGTGGAAATTGGTCCCGCGTTTCAAGGCCGAGAGTTGATACGCATCCGACACAAACCAAATTGAGATGGGAGGCCCATGCCTGAACAAAACCCCTCTTCCGATCCCATTGTCATTGTCGAGCGCATCATGACGATGCACTGGGACATCTTCGCCTGTGACTGCTGGATTTGTAAAACGGGGAGGTTAGCGGGCTGCCGACCACGGGAAGAATACTTGCGGTGGAGGGGTCATTTCAACTGGGTCGATGCATTCCATCCAGGTCCGGAAATACTACCTCCAGCGAGACCAAAAGACGATTTCAGCGAACGGCTCGAACGTATCGAGCAAAAACTAAACCAACTAATTCAGGAGGTATCCGAGCAGCCAAAGGAGAACAAAGCCTAGCATGGCCACCACAACCGTCAAGTCGGAATCGCAGCAATTGACCGAGCAACTCATCGATCAGATTGCGGCGATGCTCGCCGAGCAGACCGACAACATTCAAACCGCACTCAATAACGCAACCAAGGAGATTTTGAAACAGATGGCAACGAACGCGGATGCACTTCAGACCCAACTAGCCACGGTCACTACCAACCTGACCGCCGTCTCTGGCTCACTAACCACAATAAACACCGGGATTCAGAATCTCGATACTCTTATCACGACTTTGCAGCAGCAGATCGCGGCGGGGAGTTCGACCCTGAGCGCGTCTGACCAAGCGGCACTAACAGCCGTGGTTAACGCTTCTTCGGCGCTGGCCACGCAAGCGGCAGCTATCAGCACAACACCGCCGGCAGCGCCGCCGGCGAGTTCATAGCGAGTTTACTGGCGTACCGGGGAGCCACGGATCGCATAATTCCCCTGTTAGCGGGCAAGCTGCCGTGCCGGTGAAATAGCTGGCGGAAAAATTCGGCTCAGGCCCTCGCGAAACGGTAGTGAGAGCGATCACGGGCGACGATCCGGTACGCCAGTAGCGATCTCCATGGAGCGCTACTATAACGGCGCGGCGATGCGGTTAAACCGGTCTTACTCGTTTTCGCCGGTATGTCGCGCTGGAAGTCGGACCGCTTCACTCTAACCGTGTGGTCCCGAGCGGTGGGGAAATCGGGCAAAGGTTCGGGCAACAGGCGTCACGGGTTTTGCCGGCTGATACCGTTGCCCGTTGAAAGCGGCTCGCTTGCCCGGGGGGAGTTGGGTAGGCGAGTCGCCTGAAAATGTCTGCTGGCGTCGGTGGTATTGATCCGCTGGAACCCGGAAAGACTCCCGGCTCACGCGGTTTAGTCACTACGGTTAGTTCCGTAGAGCGAAACCCTCCGGATGAAGAGCATAGCCACTACCGGCAGGTTGCGAAGGCACGCCAGCGAGTTTTTCAAGGAGTGGGCGCTGGTTTACTTGCCATTTTCCGGCGCCCCAATTTTTAGAGAAGGAGTTTAATGACCGACCTGTTACAGATTCTGCTCGACATGCGGAGCGGCCAAGTCGCGGCTGACTGCAATCTAAAATTCAACGAGGTTCTCAAGGCCGTGCTGGAAACAGGCGGCAAAGGGAAACTCACTATCGATCTATTGATCGCGCCTTCCAAGATGGGCATGGGCGGCGCGGTCGTAGAAGTCGAAACCACTCACGAGTGCAAGATGAAAAAGCCCGAACTAGCAATCGGCAAGAGCTTTTTCTTCGTCATGCCGGACGGCACTCTAACCCGCGAAGATCCGGCTCAGGCCGCGATGTTCCAACAGCAACAGGAGTTCAAAAGATAGCTATGCAAGACATCAATCCTAAAAGTCTCAATGAACTTGTCCGCCTGGGAACCGATGCCGCGAAGCCCCGCGAAGTTCCGGGAGGAAATATCCCCTACGCTCTGGTGCCAGAAGGCTTCACCCTTCAGACGCTGGAAAACTTCATCCACAACGAACACAACGCGACTCCGGAGCGCGTTAAAGCTACCGTGTCTGTGTTGGACGCGGAGTCCTTCGTTGAATACTACACGCTTTTTAACGATCCGAATAGTCGCATGTTCGCCGACGAGACCAATCTGAGTGTCACGGCGATTCTGGATTACCACGCGGCCGGAGAGGGAACGCCACGCTGGGGCCACCATCGGCTCAAGTTGGGACTGCGGAAGTCGGTCGAATGGGAACGCTGGACTGGCTCTAACGGAAAGCAGCTAACCCAGCAGCAATTTGCCGAATTCCTGGAGCAGAACTCACTTGACATAAGCTCTCCTTCGCCTGCCAGCATCGTGGAAGTGGCGCGCGATCTGGACGCCCACACCGAGGTCGAATTCGGGGCCGGTCAAAGAATGGAGAATGGGCAAGTCCGTTTCAGATACACGGAGCAGATCAAGGCCACCGTGGGCGGCGGTTCGATGGAGGTTCCGGAGCGATTCACGCTCAGCATATCCGTATTCATCGGCGGAACTCCGATAGCGGTAGACGCGCTTCTGCGATTCCGGGTGAAGGACGGGAAACTCGTTCTGTGGTACACGCTCATTCGGCCCGAGCAGGCCACGCGAGACGCATTCCTGGCGATCCGCAACCAGATCGCGGACGTGCTGAAGCTCACCATCATCAACGGCACTCCCAACCAAGGCTAACCCAGTGTTATACGGACGCACCAATGCGGAGAGCGCAAGCCCGGATGTCGGGACGATCTGGAACAAGGGCATGATGTCAAGCGTTCGGCAGGACTGGGCTACTCCGCGCACTCTTTTCGAGATGCTGTCGAAGGAGTTTCACTTCACTCTCGATGTGTGCGCGACTGCCGAGACTGCGGTTTGCGAGGAGTTCTTTTTTAGTGAGGCGCTGGAACGGCATTGGGTTCCAGTGGTCGATGGCTCGGTCTGGTGCAATCCACCATACGGTCGGAAGATTGGTGACTGGGTAGAAAAAGGCTATCGCGAATCAAGGGGCTACGGGACCGTGGTCATGCTGCTGCCCGCGCGCACGGACACTCAATGGTTTCACGACTACTGCCTGAAGGGTGAGATCCGCTTCCTGCGGGGGCGATTAAGTTTTGATGACCAGAAGAGGAAAAGCCGAGCGCCATTTCCGTCCATGCTGGTGATCTTTCGCGCAAGGGAGCAACCCGCATGAGCCTTCTCTCCGTTGCCGAATTCCGCGATCTATCCAAGCCAAAGCGCTCGAAGTACGGGGTGGGACCGAAAGAATCCAGGACATACGGCGGTCGCGTGTATGATTCGGCCCTGGAGATGCGCTACGCCCAACTGCTCGATACCTGGAAACTGGCTGGCGCGGTTAAGGCGTGGTGGCCGCAAGTTTGGTTTTTGCTGCATGCTCCGGGAGGGGTTAAAGTTGGCAGCTACATTTTAGACTTCAAGGTGCTGTATGTGGATGGGCATCTGGAATACGTCGAGTGCAAAGGCCTTGATGCGCCCCTCGGGAAGTGGAAGAGAAAACACTGTGAAGCCGAGTACGGGATCAAGATCACAGTGGTGAAAAAGCTATGACTAAGCCGAAGGAAGTGATTGCCGGATGGATCATCACGATCAACGAAGAAGGCCGGAACCTTTCGAAGTGGGAATTGGATTTCATGGATTCAGTGACGGAGCAGTTTGAGGAACGCGGCTCCGTCAGCGACAAGCAAGAGGAAATAATCGAGCGAATCTACGCGGATAAAACTCCATGAAACGCCCATCCAAACGCGAGCGCCTTCGCCGGCAACGCATTAGCGCGCAAGCCCAAACAATGGCGGCCACGAGAGAAGCCGGTCGCCGCGAAATGACCCGCAGAGCTTTGTACGGGCCGGATTACGCAGCTATGACAGAAGCTGAAGCCGAAATGGAATGGAGACTGAGGCGGGAAGCGTTTAGTGAGGAGTTGAGGAGAGGTGGGGAGGCGGGAAGGTGATTTATGGACGATCTCGAAGATGACGAGATGCCGTACGGTTTGCAGGATTACGAGGATGAGTTCGATGACGAGCGCGAGTTTACCGTCGAGGACGAATTCGAGGACGCCATGATGAACTGCGGAATGATGGAAAACGGCCTCTGCATGAAGGCAGGCTCCGAGGAGTGCGACTGGGAATGTCCATTTTCAAACTGATGGCCCCGCGCGAATGGTTCTATCTCGGATTGCTGGCTTGTGCTGCAGCGCTGGGATTGCTGGCTTGTGTTGTGCTGAATCGGCTGTGGGGTTTGTGATTTGGTTGTTGGAGATGAAAGGGGAAAGCAATGAAGGGTTACATGGATTTGGGCGACATCCAGGAAGACAGCCGAATCGACATGATCGGACACCGCGCCGTGGATCACAAAGAAGTCGTTGGTTTTGTTGTCGAGAAAGACGGCGCCAAGGGCGACCGTTACATCAAGAAGCTGAAGGAAAAGTTCCCGCAGATTTCCGTGATGGGCCGCTTCGACGGTCCGGTAGCCGACGTGGAAACAATCAAAGTCGGAGTTGTGCAATGAGCATAGACAAAGTCGAGGGATTCATCGAAGTTGGCGAGAACGAATCCGGCGAGATCGTTATCAACATCCCGCCAAATCAGAAGCGGCGGGAACAGCACGCTACCAATTGCGCTTATCGCGGCGACCTCGACGAGCTTTGCAACTGCGGAGTCCAATTCTTCTCGCCAAACCAGGCACGCAATCTCGCGAACCTCCTGAACAAGCACGCCAATGAAGCCGAGCGCGAAACGCGCCGCAAGGAAGAGGAGGCCCGGCGCAAAGCGGCGGAGGCCATTCCCGTTGACTACAACGCGCGCACGCTGCTGGATGGATCTCCGGTCACGGACGATCACCGCGAGATTGAGCCTGCCACAGGCATGCAGAAAAGCTACGTGGTCCTGAGCGCCGAAGAACGCGCTAAAGGCTTCGTGCGTCCGGTTCGCAGATCCTACAAGCACTTGAAGTGTGGAGCGGTCACGAGCATGGGGCAGGCGCTCGCGGAGACGTACGCCCGATGCCCAACGTTCTACACCGGCACATATTGCGTGCAATGCTGCGACCATTTGCCCGTCGGCGAAGATGGCGAGTTCGTTTGGGTGGATGACGGGAGCAAGGTCGGAACTTAGTGCCAATGGTCCTAATCCGTCATCTTCTACGCCCAACTGGAGTAATACCACTTGGAAAACGTGCGCTGTCTTTGACGGAGAATGTCATGGCGCACGCGGCACGGATCGAGAGACGGGACCGGCTCAGGAAAAGGATCGCGCTGCACGTCCCAGAGCCGGAGCCAGAGCGAAAGCCGAGACTGCCTCCGCCGGTTCATCACGGACCAATGCGAAGCGCGGCAGAACGGAGAGAGCGGATGTTTGAGGAGATGCGAATGCGGAATTCGAAGAGGTGGGCGAGGAGTGGGGCGTGGGCGGATCGGGAGGGGCTATGAGCATTGAATGTCCTGAGTGTGAGCGAGATCTTCGCGGAGGTCACGATCCTGGTTGCTCTCGCGCATCAAAACGACCGAAGTGGCTAGATGGCTGGCTTGACTATCCGCACGGATCTTTATCTGAGAAGCAAGCCAGAGAAGTTTGCTGGTACGTGGTACGGCTGGAAGAATTAATTATCCAATTGCACCGCGCTACTGGATGGAAGCCAGAATGAGGGAGCGTCATGCATAATCGGGAGGTGCTATGACAGCATGGGAGCAATCCCGCAAAGACTGGGATCACACTTGGACGGACCTTGGCGGGAACGACGACTTGCGGAACTCAAACTGGCGGAATATTCGCTGTTCTGAATGCGGAAAGTTACGTGCTCAGACAGGAGTCGCTACCGAATATCGGGAATGGTGTTCCGTAAAGATTGAGCGTGAGATTCAAGCGGCCATCGATGAGACGGTGGAGCAGGTGGCGAAGATGGCAGAGGAGGATCATAAGTACGCACTCGCTCACGATATTCGAGCCCTTAAGAGTAAGGAGCCTCATGCCTGACGAGAACAACAGATTGAGCCCCGAACATACCGCCGAGCGTGTCCACTTCGGATCTTCAGAGCCTGAGTGGTTTCTGTACCTGAATGGTATCCACACGGGCTATTGGTACGAATATCACGACGGGCCACTGCCGAAGCGGTATGCGGTTTCTAGCGAGCGACGCACGTGCATCGAAGGACGAAGCGCTGGGAGTGGACATGCCTGACGAGAAGCGATGGATGAGCCGGGAGGAGCGGGAGGCGATACGTGAGAACTTGGAAGCTTACAGATCCAAAACACAGATCAAAGTATTGCTCGACTCCCACGACGCCTGCGAGCAAGAGCTTCGAGAGGCGCAAGCGATCATCACTTTCGTGTCTGACAAGTTGGCCGAAGCTGGTGGAACTCTTGATCCTAAATTAGCTCGCCAGATCGTGATGGATTTGCAAATCGACATCCGACAAGGCGGAGCTAATATCCTAACGTACTGGAAGGATGAGATATCCAGCCTGCGAGAGCAAGTCGCCGAACTGCAGCGGGATCGGGATAGGCTACGGGACCTTGTGAGTTGTGGAGATACACAAGATCCAAATTGGTGCTATGTCTGTGACCGTCCCGCAAACGACTGTGTTTGTGGCAAAGATCCCAGTGGACCGTTACCAAACTCTGCCTGTGTGAAGCACTGCCAAGAATGCGGAGAGCCCAACGGTAAGCACAAATCGAGTTGTCCCGCTAACTATGGCCCGATCTTCAAAACGTCAGGGGTAGACGCCGCGATGAAGGCGACCGACGAGGCTATCAAAATGACTAAAAGCTCCATGACATTGAACTTGAAACTCGATCTCGTGAAGGGAGTTGAAGGAAATTCTATCTACCTGAATGATTACCGGATCGCTGGTCCAAAGCCGTGGGGTGGTGGAACGGTACTCCAATCGTGGAGAGTCAAAGCCGCAAATGTACTGAAGGTCCTGGAGGAAGATCCGCCAGCTAAGTCGGCATCAAGTACCCCACTTAGGGGGAATGTGAAGGCGACCGTCGAGGCGAAGGAGAAGTAAGATGGACCGTGCGAAAATCATCTACTTATACGAACTGTATCGTGAATCCCGAATATCCGAGGACGTACCGAACGTGCCGTTTCTAAGTCTGAGCCCACGAGAACAGATTGCGTGGGGCAAGTTTTGCAGAGACGTGGATAGGGAATATAGGTTTGCTCTAGCCCGCACCGCCGAGGCGAAGGAGAAGTGATGGAACGCGAAAAGGTTTACAAAGCCATTGATTCCGAGCGATGTTTTCAGGACCGCAAATGGGGAACGGTTGAGAAGCACCCTCACGAAGTCGGCGGCTGGATCACGCTGATGGACAAACTGCTGCACGATGCCAAGACAGCGTGGGCGACATCTGACGGTGACGTCGGCGCTCTTAGAGAAATTCGCAAGGTAATCGCCGTAGGAGTAGCGTGTTGCGAGCAACACGGCGTTGATGAACGCTGGATTCACACGGATATTAAAGGCGAAGGCAGGAGGCCCGCGTTATGGCTGACGATCCAAAGCAGAGAATTGCAGAACTATCGAGGTTCGATCGATACAGGCAATCTGGCTGCGACTGGTGCGCCAAACATCTGGCTGGCGATGATCGGGTTACGGACGTTCTGGAGCAATCGCATCCAAGGTTGGTTCATAAGGTATATCCCCCGCATGTCGATACACCATTCAGCCAATATTTGGAATGCACTGCTCCACTGTCAGTTTACGAGTGGAGCGAGCAGAGAATTGCAGAACTAGAGGAAGCGCTGCGGAGGGCTGAGGAAAGCTTAAATTGCGCCAATATCAACTTTGACAGGGTCAGTTGGCTGTGTACGCGACTGAAGGAGCACGTGACGGTGCTAGAAAAGGCGCTGCGAATGTTATCCAACGCAGCCACTTCGTTCATACATCTAGATGAGATATGGAACACTACAAGCTCTAACATCAAGGTCTTCGCTGGCATAATATCGAAATCCCAGCAGGCTCTCGCCCACCCCACAGCGCCACATGCCGCTACTGCCGCGATGAAGGCGACCGCCGAGGCGAAGGATTTATGAGTAAGCCTACGAATTGGCCCGAAGGTGTCCCCTATATAGATCCCGCTGTACGACATGTCGGGATAAGCACGCTACGTCTGATGCACGCAACTGCTGTCGCTCGACTTGAAGGAATTTTAGTTATTAGAGACGGAGACGAGCCGATAGGCGTTCTGATGCCTTATGCGATTTATTTGGAAATGCAGCGGACCGCCGAGGCGAAGGAGAAAGTATGAAACAACTCGCTCTATTAGCCGCTATAATGCTGTATGTGGCTACACCGCCCCACGCAGATAAAGAAGCGTTTGGAAGGTTTCGATACGTAGATGGGGTATTGATAGGTCTAGCTATTGGGCTACCCGATCGCCGAATTGCAACCGACATGCCAGTGTATCCAGAGGCCAAGTAAAAGTTATGGCTGACGATCCAAAGCAGAGAATTGCAGAACTAGAAGAAGCGCTGCACTGTCCGAATTGCGGCAAGGAAATCATGGAAGTCACCAAGAAGGTCCTGGACACTGTCTGCGAGGACTGCTATATGGGCGACTATCAGTCAATGCGTACCGAAATCGCCACACTCCGAGCGGCGGCGCGAGAACTAGAAGAAGCGCTACGGAGGGCCGAGGCGCGATTAGCAGAGATTGAGTCCGCGCTGATTTACATAGACCAAGCTTTATTGCTAGATAGATTCGCGGCCCTTCGCGCAACTGCTCAGGTCTGTATCGATGGTAGCTATGCTTGCCGTCTCGGTACGCTGCGTACTGCATTCTCCAAAGCAAAACAGGCTGGAGGGGTATTCAAAGGTGCGGGAATATTGGAGGCGCGCGTGAAGGTACTCGAAGAGGCACTGAAAAAAGCGGCAATCTTAATTGAGACTGATCCAGATTGCACCGAGTGGCTATACGCCTGGCAGCGAAGACATATTTCTGAGAAAATACGCGTCCTCGCCCAGCCCATGGCACCACAGGAGGCGAGCGAGACGAAAGCGCCACGCCAGCCATAGTTCCCGTCTCCCGCAATGCCCGAACTCCTCGAAGGCAAGCCCTTCAATCCCTACGGACGTTTCTATAACGCCTGGGTCCCAACACAACTTCTCCAATCAGTAGAAATCTCAGACGGTGCCAAGCTGGCCTACGGACTCCTTCGAAAGTTCGCCGGCAAAGACGGAGCCTGCTTTCCCCTTCAATCCACGCTCGCGCGAGAACTCGGCTGCAAAACCAGAACGGTCAACAAGTACATTAAGGAGCTCAAGGGTTCCAAGTTGATCGAAGTGAAGCGCCGCGGCCGTGGGCGCTCGCTCTCATACGTCTTCCTGTGGAAAAAGGAGTTGAATTCCGGTCAATTGTTTCTGCCTGGTAAGCAGGACGATGTAAGTCTGACACGCACAAACGTGCAAGACGTAAGCGGTTCAGGAAGCGGATCACTAAATTGGAACAGTAGTAGTAGGGCCTGTGGAAATGTGGAAATCTCAGGCGATCACCCCTCGGGCGAGGCTATCGCAGAGAATCAGGAAGAGGAGGGAAGTTCAGAACGATCGGGGGAGTCACTACCAGAGGAAGTGCAGGTTAATCCGAGGCAGGGTAAAAACGGGGACGCTGCGGGGCCAAAGCTGGCGCGGGCTGGGTGGAATGTGGTAATGCTAGGGAATCAGACCCCTCAGGATACCGATGTCAAGGCTGGGCTAGAAATGCGAAATACGATAAAGGAGTTGGCTCAGATGAAAAAGATTACAAACCGATGATGACCGGAGCGGACTGGGTGCTGTGGAAAGGCATTTGTGTTTTCTTGGCTGGTATTTTCAGCTTGTCCTACGGCTGGCTCCAAATGAGTTACGCGCGTGGCAATTTGCGGCGTGGTGGGTGGTTCGCTATTTGCGGAGCGATTCTGACTTTCTGCGGAACTCTGATGATTCTCTCGTGGGAGGGAAACCGCATCATGAATCTAAAAACCTTCCTCTGATTGGAACATATTTTCATCATTCGACTCGATCTAGCTTCTCTTCGGCATGCGACGTAACCGTAGGCCCGATCGCCGTATTCGGCCAATACATCTTGTTCTGGAAGAAACTAGTTCCGCTGGCCGCGAGGATGTGAAATGACCGATAAGCCCAGATATACCATGGACTGCTCTCCTGGGTGGGCTCAGGCATGCCGGTCACGAGTGCCGAGAAAATGTACCATCCGACGAATATCCAGAACCAGACATCTTTGGTCATCCCGGTAGGGGTCAGATCAATGGCCGGTGCCGTCACTGGAATGTTGACCTTTTCCTGGGCCAGCATCACCACGGCGAGAACTGCGCTGAGCATAAGTGCTCTTACGCTGCCTAGCTTTATCAAAGCCTTTACATGATTGGCCATTGGGTTCGCTCGTTCTCTTTTCGGGATATCGGGATTCGGACAGCTACCGCTTGGTTTTTGGCTTGGGGCCACGTAGGGTCGCCGCGCTGATCTGATCATCCGTGGGAGCCAGGCCCGTCGCTTCCTGGACCAACTGTTTGAGTTTCACTATTATATCGAGCGCTTCACTCAGACGCCCGTCCACGCGCTGGTAGATTTCCTTCTGTCCAGCGTCAAGCGCCTCGAGCCTCTCCGTAACCCGCGATCCAGACTCGAGCAGCGCTGTGCGAACGTCTTCAGCCTTGGTCGCGACCTGCTCAACCTGCTTCGCCACCTCTTCGGCCGCTTGCCTCGCAAACCGCCGTGTTACGGTTGCGGTGACAATTGGCCCAATGAGCGCCACGCCTCCGGTGATGAAGGCAACTGTGATGAGATCGCTCATTAGGTTGGGGAATCCTTCGGGGTAGCTTCAGTCTTGGGAGCTTCCTGGTGAAGTGTCGCACTGACATCAAGGCTCGACTTGTCTGAGATCGGCAAGCTTGGCGGAGTGTCCTTTGGCTTCAGGCGCGTGAAGAAGGAACCGGCGAAACCAGTCACCAGGCCTGAGAGCACAGTGAAAAGAGCCGCATCGTCCTTAAACCAGATCTTCGCCGCGAACAAGGCGCCGGTGAAGAACACCATGCCTGCGAGCAGCAGCAGGAGGACGCGGTCAAGCTTTTCAGCGTGGTCATCCATCGTTTACGGTCCTCTGTGCCATAACGGGGCCGACAAACCCGGTCCCAGCAAGCCCACTAAACTGAGAAGCCAGAGGATCGCTCCCAGGGCCAGCACGACGATAATGATCGTGCGAAACGGCTCCACGACGTGAGGCAGGACATATCGGCTAAATAGCCACCAGGCCAGTGCCAACACCAGCAGCACAACCACGATCTGAATAATGCTCATTTTTAAATCTCCTCTGTCTTTGACTTTGGCAACTTATTCATCTTCCTCAAAAAGTAATCCCGCGTCAGTTCTACTGCCGAGCGAACGTGTCGCTTTAAATATAAATTCTCGATGTGAGCTTCCACTGTATTAACTGCGATGCCGAGTATCACGGCTATCTCTTTTCGAGCCTTGCCCATCACCATCAACCCCTCTATTTCGAGCTCTCGCGGCGTCAAAACTTCAACATAACCACATCGAGGGCATTTCATGATCTCTGAAAGTTGACAGTTTGGACCTCCACTTTTGGTTATTCGCGGAGGTCCGGCCTGCTCACTGCGCCTTTACTGTTAACCCTGTCGGCGCGGTAGTGGTAGTAGGAATGACTGCCGTAACCTGATTCGAGTAGCCACTTTCCTCAGCGCCGACGAGCGCTGTCACCACGTAATAATAAGTGGTCGCCGCTGAGACCGTCGAATCTACGTACGTTGTCGAAGGTGAAAGCGGAGTCGTGGTGATGAGCGTGTAGGGACCGCCCGAAACCGCGGCTCGATACACGTTGTTGCCGGTGATCCCCGGCGTGACGGATTGCGTCCAATTAAGCGTGGCTTCGTGCTGCGTCTGGGCGAAAGTCACAGAGCAGAAAAGTGCAAGAGCGAGAAGTACTTTGGTCATTTATTTATCCTTTGCTGTCGCGGATGCGACGTTCGAACAATCGGTTTGGTCCGCCCCGGCGCAGACCTTATAGCTATAGACATCGCCGACTTTGAAGATAGTCGCGTCGTCTGTGTAGGTTTCAGCACTCAATTGAACGTTGGCTATTTTTGACCACGTTCCTTTCGGCCCCTCACGCCAGATATGGCCTATGGCAGTTTCGCTGCCAGACCATTGCCAGGCGAGCAGGAACGAGAAAAGCAAACCGGCGATTTTCTGTTTCATGTCTTCTGTTCTCCTTTCGATGTTGCGATGCTGACTTGCCAGCTATGCCCCGGCCCGAGAGCCTGACGGTAATCCTCGCCGTGGTTACCGCGCGCGTATCTAGGGAACCTAGATAGAAATCGCTCCGTCAGCAAACGCACCTGCTTTTCCAGACTGAGAATTCGCAACTCGCGCGATTCGGGCAATTGATTTGTGGAGAACTTCAGACCGAATAGTTTCCGGTTCCTGATCCCAGGCTTTGGGTGAGACCTAATCCGATATCAAGACCGCTGGTGTTTTTGGGTGATGCGAAGAAAAGCCAACTTCCAACGGCAGCCCCGGTATTGAGCAAGAAGGGACCTTGAAAAGAAACTATCCAGCCGTAAGGCGGATTCGGATCCAAGAACAGCGCGAACAGACTCGCCTTCAATGGCGGTCGATAACTCGAAAAGCTGTAAAGCGTCTGCGTTAAAGTTGCGAAGATCCTCGGCGGCGTCCAGTTGCCAGGCCCAAGACGTTGCGAGCGCCATATGACAGCGACCGAGGAAAGATACGGATCATTGACGCCGAACCAAAACAAATTCAACAAACCGGTGACCGGGTCCACGGCAAGGTTCATCGTGTAATCTTGCATGCCGATGGAACTTGCAATCAAGAACGAACCTACGAAGTCGTCCATGCTCCCCACTGCAACTTGGTTCGTTGCATCGCCCACGTATTCTCTTGAGTAGGAGCCGCCTGAGATTATGTCCACAGCTGCGTAGCGGCCCGACGTTTTAACGGGCATAGCGCAACCGGCTGACGGACTAGAAAAACACGAGGGCGGTCCGCCGAAACACGCGTTATATCTGAAAGGAGAATACTCAGGACTTCCCGAAGTGGCCGTTTGCAGTATCGGAGTTCCGATCCCGTTGTTGTATGCAAAGCCGTCATCGACAATGCCGAAGGTACCCGTGTCGGGTCCAGCCACGATACTGCAATCCCGGTACATAAACGTCGGAGATGTACCGCTAGGTATGCCGAAATTTAAGTACGGATCGTTGGGGGATGGCCCATTCGCGCTGGGTCCGTCGCCAGCGTACGTAACAACCCCGCCAACGATCTTCTTTCCCCAGATTAAAAAATATACGAGCAGCGGGCTCGACGTGAAGCAGTACACGTTGCCGAGAGAATCTGAAGCTATACCGTCTGGAATTCCAGGTTGATAGTACATCGTGCCGTCGGTCGCCGCCTTGACGCCGAAAATTCCGTCGATGTACGTGCTTCCCATGTTCGTGGCTGTTCCCATCGACGGCCTCAAAAGCGTGGTGGCTGAACCGACGCCGGAGACGTTGTTCCAATATCCGGCCTGCTCTTCGTAATGGTCAACAGTGCTTCCGTCTATCCACAACACACCTCTGATGTTGTATCCCATCAAAGCGTGAACGGTGTTGTCATCGGTCGCCGTCATGAAGATTCTCGCAAACCCGCCGATGCATTCTCTTCCGTCGCCAGCGACCTTCGGGAAGACCGGCCAATGGACGCCGCCGCTGAGATTCAAAACGGTGTGAGTCGCGCCCGTCGCAGCCGTGTAATCCCAGCGCTTCGTGGAAAAGTTGAATCTGGACAGCGACAGGCCATATGCATAAGCAGTATCCCCGCCCCCACCGTGCGAAGGTGGCGGATAAGACATCCCGGACAACACCGTTTTACTAGATGCCCAGAGCACGTAGGCGTAGTTTCGAGACGGTGTCAGGCAAGCCCCGTAGTTTCCGATGATGTCTGAAACGCTGTTGTCGGAACGCGGCCTGTTTGGGTTGGAGGTTAGATCCGCCACCGTCCAGTTGATTCCGTCAAGGCTCGTTCGCATCGACGGAAATCCGCCGCCGCTGACAGTTGGACCAAACGCCCAGAACTGACCATTAATCTTCCAGACGCCTTGGACCGTTGGCATCGCATCCGGAGGTGGGCCCGAGGGCGTCGAGTAAATATAGCTCGGCAAGGTTAGTCCTGCGAAATAACAACCCGCACTTGAACATCACCCGTTGAGGCAAATGTTGGAGTCCCGCGTGCAATGAGAATTCCATAAAGCGTCGTCCCGGTCGCCAGCACAAATCTGAGATCGAGAAGGCCCTGTCCCAAACCTCCTCCCGAATTCGCGCCGGTCCAGGCGTTGACGGACACGAAGCCGATGGATCGCACACGATCCGCCGCGTTCAGAGCGAGGAGGGTCTTGTCCGTGACAGTAGTCGCCGTAGGATCGGAATCAAAGAACCACACGTCGAATTGGGTCTGGTTGTTTGAAGCATCGGTAATCAGAACCGAATTGATAATGCCGCCGGTTTTTGCCGTTACTCCATCGGGTACTGTCCGGATCGCACCCGCGAATGTCAGAAGCCCTCCGACGCAATTCCCAGAAGCATAAGCTGAGCTCGCCGTGACGGTCTGAACCTGAGACAGACAGACCTTGAGCTGGCTTGTGTTCGCGACGTCATCAACGATGTGGTGTGGGTAGGTATTTCCACCGATGATGCTGACCCACAGCGGCACAATGGTGCCGGTGCCGTCGCGAACCTGTAAGATGGACACTGAAGTTTTCCTTTTCTAGTGCTGATACCAGGACAGAAGGGTTACTGCGGGAGCGAGACTTGACTGATTGGCATCGCATGCAAAGCCGACCTGGTTAGGTGAAGCGAGGTAGTCTGTTCGAGAAATGCTGAATACCTGATAGAAATTCTGCCCATCTGCCGAACCGTAGAACTTGAAGTTTGTTCCGTCATCTTTGACCTGCATCCAGGCGAGAGAACTTGGAGGGAAATCGTATTGAGAAGTCAAAGAATAACTGGCGCTGAAAGAAGTCGCGCTCGCGTACTTCGCGACGTTCAAGCTGTTGTAGCCGGTGTTCGACGACAAATAGAACACCACCATCTTACCCGTCCCTGAATCCCGGAAGACCAGCGAAGCCGTTGGAGTATGAGCGCTGCCAGTAGGTGAAAGTTGGGGAAGTAAAGCAACGGTAATGAAGTAAGGAGTCGAGGGAGCGGTGATTACCCGCGCGTTGATGTCTACCCCGGAGTTCGATTCGCACTGAAGGAATATCCCGCCGTTCGAAGTGCTCATTGAGGCCGCGTTCTGATTCACCCAGGACCAACTCGGAGTTGTCGGATCGACCATTGGAAAGACGGGACCCCAGGGGACCCAGACATTACTTGCGCAGCGGAAAACGTAAAAGCTGTTGGTCGGAAACTCAAGATCGCCGTTAGTGCAGGTTCCGGGATAAGAGCCTGACGCGTTTGAGTTCGTGACGTTGCCGCCGGCAAGACCTGAAGGCACTGCGCCATACTGCACGGTGATTGTGACGTTTGGAGTTCCGACGCTGCCGGTTGTCACAACTTGGTAATCTACAAGGTCACCTTGCGCAGCCGTCGCGGTGTGGGTGACGTCGTCGCAGGTTGTGGCAGATGCACCCGACACAGTACAAGTGAGAGATGTGCTCGAACCGGCGTCGCGAAACGTCACGGCGACTGAGTTCCCACCACCTGGTGCCGCGCTGAGTTTGACGTACATCGCGCCGATCGTTGCAGCCGTAGGACTCGGAGCACTGACGGTAGCCTCAGTTGAGTTCGGAGCGGCATTCCCAAAGATCGGCGCATATTGAGTTCCCGAGAGAGTCGGCGCCGCGGCGTAGTAAGAAGCCACCCCACCGGAACCTGCGGCGTAAGTCAGCGCGCCAGTGCTATTGACGCCCGTGGCGAACTGACCAGGACCCGCAGTCGAAGGCTGCACGTCGCGTGCCGCGCCGTCGTCTGACGTGCAGGAAAGTCCACGAATCGTCACTCCATCCGAGGCGACTTCGAACTCCTGCGTTGTTCTGACGTTCAACGTGGGCGAAACTACACATATGTGGGTAACGCTGCCACCTGCGACAGTGTAGCCCGTGACTGCTCTTCCTCCCGTACCGTCCTGAAGGAAGGTTAAAGAGAAGTGCTGCCCGGCTTGAGGGTGCGTGAAGGTGACGCTCGTTACGTTAGCCGTCATCGCGGCCATCTCGCAGCGGTTGCAGGTTGACAAGTCAAACGTCGGAGTAGCGCTGAAACTCATCGGCGCGGGCGCCGGACCGGCGAAACTCTTCGACGCACTGAGTTGCCCCGTCGAGCCATTTTGGATCAGGTTAGAATTCCCGATCGCGCTCGAACCGGTCCACAGCGAGAAGGTATTGGCCGCACCGCTTCCCGTCACACCGCTGATAGAGGTAAAGGGATTCTCAACAATCCCCGCGATGCAGATTCGGTATGTCCCATCCGTGATGAGATAGACGTTCCCGGTGCCCGAGCAAGAGCCGGGAGCGCTCGCCTGAGGGGGCCCGGCGGTATGCCAATTAGGATCTCCGCGGCCTTGCGAAAACACACTTGGAGAAATCAGGACCAGCAATAGCGCAAGTTTTTTCATCGGATCAAATGACGGGGATGTACTGAGAATTGTCGGGAGAGTTGGAATTGAAATTCATCTGACCAAGCGGGACTCCGGCTCCTGCGGTGTTGCCCGTTCCGGGAATGGTCCCGCTTCCAGTTATGGAACTCGTCCCCGGAACCGTCAGACTCGGAACCGGCGTGACGATCGCAGTCTGGAGAATGGCCGAATATGTCCCACTTCCATCCCCACTCACCTGGTTGAATTGCAGCCTGTCGTTTCGGTTGAAGGTTATGGGATTCGACGCGAATGCGGCAGTTCCTATTTGACCTGTCGAGCCGGCCGGAATCTTGACGGGCGCCGGGAAGATAGAAGCCGTGACGTTCGTCTGCCGGTTCGTCCAGATAATGTCGATATATTCGTCAATGGCGGGAGTATCGAGTATCTCAAAGACCAGATCGATAGCGACGGAATTGTTCCGCACATTGACAGGAAGGAATCTGGCGCTTCCAGTCGAATCCCACACGCCCCAAGTGTAGGGGCGGTCGAGTTGCAAACCTCCCGTTCCGTAGATGTAGATCATTCGGAACGGAGCGTCGAGCTCGCCGGGCTCGACATTATTCACGTCCACCGTGAAACCACCGAGCATCATTTGCTGCCGCTGATAATTAGCGACGGGAAAGACGATCTTAGAAAGAGTTCCTAGGACGCTGTTCTTAATCGGGGTCGAATCGACCGAACTTCTCCATGCTCGTTCTTCCACTACCCAGATCGAATCGGCTCCCAGTTGAATGGGCTGGTCGAGCGTCCAACTGATGTTGTTATTTGCAACGATCTGGGCGGTTTGTCCCCTGTTCGTGCCGGCAATGACACGGATGATTTCGCCCACTTCAAAGTTCGTGATCAGGCCCGTGTGAGGTTTTGTTGGATTGGTCGCGTTCGAAAGACCTGCGTCCGTGATGAGGTTGGGATTACCGGAGTTATCGTAGCCCTGGAAACAGACCACGAAAGTATCCCCGGCCGTTGGGACTTGAGCGTTGGTGTAGAACTTCGGAACCCCTCCGCCTTGCAGCATGGAAGCATCCCGATCAAGCGTGAATGTTCCGGTGGAAGGATCAAATCCAGTGATAGTGAAATTCTGAAACGGCGTCGAGCCATTCAGCCTTCCGATGATCATGAGCGGTCGGCCTTCCCAGTTGTCCTGCCCCGCCACGTCAACGCATTCCGATGAAACGATCTGGTTTCCGCTTACCGTGTCTATCGCAGCTCCGAGCACTCCTCCGTGAATCAGGATCTTGCCTTTGATCCGAACCTTTTGAACGTTGGAATTCGGGAGTGCCCATGTGGTTCGCGCAGGTTTGTAGGTTCTTACGAAAATGGCCTGGTAGCTGATATTCACCGGAGCGTACGAGTTGCCGTTCGGAGACAGGGTGCCTGTCTGGGCTTCGGTGATTTGATCGTCCAATCCTCCATTGACGACTCCAATGAACATCACGTAGCTAGTGATTCCGGTCACCTGTGGCCAGTCGATATTGCCGATGGTGAACGAATAGACTCCCTGGATGATGATGAGATCCGATGGTGGGGTTACTTGCCCAGTCGTGTCATTCTTTCCGCAGACCGCAACGCTGTAGGTTGGACCCGGCCCAAGCCCCGGCGTCCCTCCGCCGCTCTTTACGAACCCTTTCTTGATTTCGGGGGGAACACAATTCGGAATGTACTGATTGATCGGTTGGTTTCCTGTGATGACGACGTTTACTTGGATCGTTCCGTCTCCCAAGACCTGATAGGATTGCGCGGTGTCGAAGGTGTACTCCGATGGATAAACTGCGTCAGTCGAAAGAGCTTGAACGTAGTACGGTGACCATTGTCCGAGAGGTTCGGGGTAATAAAGAATCGGAAGCGGTTGCGGTAAGACATCTTGCGGTTTCGGCCCCGCAACGAGATCGTACATCGACGGCGTAACCGTCTTCGCCTGGATGGTGATCGACCAGTCTTTATGGAGTGTCCATTTCTGAATTCGAAAATGACTCGTGGTCGAATCCCAGACAAGCCCGGCTCCGCTAACGTCTCCGGTTGGAGTCGTGAGACGGAAAGCATTCCACGCATCGACGTCGTAACCTCCCGGAACATCCGGGTGGGTCATCGACACAACTTGGCCGGCCTCGGTCTCTAATGCCAGAATGGTTGTCTTCCAGGTAGCTTTGCGCGCGGCCGAGAACTCGCGGAACTGATTCGTGGTGTCGAAGGCCTGTCTGATCCCCCCAACTTCTTCTCGGGTTCTGGTTGCCGCAAGTCTCAGGCCCTGTGAAAGCGTGCAGCATCCCACGATATGTTGACTAGCCGTGAGAGGAGAACCGCCGCGGTTGAAGTAGTTTGCGTGATCCTTGTCGTAATATTCCGCCGTGTTGGCTTGGTATTGATAGGCTTGATCCGCGTAATTGATGATGAGCCGTTCAAAGTTCGCTTCGATGGGGCTCAGGGTCAAAGACCGAAAGAGAATATTTCCGAGCGTGAAGGCTGAAACAGCACTGGCATTTTCACGAATCCCGAATTTGATGGTCCCGAACTCGAAGATGAAGAACCCGAGCGCACACGCGAGGATTTCCGTGAGTTGATCCCGCAAGGGTTTCTGTTGGGACAGGATTCCCTGAAACTGAAACTGAGTTTCGAAAGTCGTTATGTCTCCGACCAAAGGATGTACGGGCTTGTCTGCTATCTCTCCAGTAGCCGTTCCGTCTCCCGCGTAGAGTGATGGAAGATTCAGGAAAGCAACGGCAGCGGTCAGATTACGCTGCATGCTCAATGCCCGGATGTAGGTATTCGCCGCTACCCAGAAAGGATTTGTGAGGCCGGCGTAATTGGTTCCCGTGGGATTCGCGGCGTTGTAAACGAGCCCCTGCAATCCCTGGGCGATAGGAACGGTCATGGAGTGCTGCTCCGGAATGGTCGGGTTTATTCCGCTGGGCTTTGCATACCGAAGTTCAACGAAAGCTGTACCCGCCGCCGTCTGCGGTCCCCATACCGAATAAGTTGGATTCGAACCCGGAGCGGTTTGCCCGAGACTGAAACTTGGCGAAGTCGGGTTGGCGAAGTCGTCCACGTAGGACAATGGTTGCGGATCGGCGCCCGGCACTTCGCGAAGTCCCAGATCGACGCTCGTCTTCACGTTCAATTGCGAATCTACGGAGAAGCCTTGCGGAGGAAAGCCGTCTCCTAAGGGAGCAACGATGTATTTGTATCCGTCCGCATTGGTGTAAACCGACCAGCCTTCGTAAAGGCCAAGGGGGCCCGCTCCGACAATTCCGATCATGTCGAAGAAGTCGCCTTCGTCTCGAACATCTGCTACGACGGCGTTGACAAAAAATGCTTTCCCTGGATTTTGCCCTTGATCACCACCGCTCGCTGGGCCCGCCGATCCGTCATTGCACCAAATATCCGCTAGCGCATTGCCCCACATGCTGTCGGAAACCAGAGAAGTCGCTGTAACGAGATTGCGATTGAACCCCGCAAATCCCGTTGCGTTGTTCAGGATGTTGACGCCCTGCGGTTGCGCGGGATGTCCCCCAAAGAAACCGAGTTTCTCAGGAACTCTCTGGCTCGTCAAAAGCGGCGACATGCCGTGAGCCTGACACCCATTGGCACTATCGAAATAGTAATCGCACGAGTTTCTATCAGCCGCGAACGTCACGCCCGCCGAACTCGTGCCGGTCTGAATTGAGCCCTGGGTCGAGAAGGGACACCACACCCCATCATCGAAAGTCTTCCAGCATTGCCGGGAGATCGTCCGATTCGGGTACAGCATGTTGACCTGGTAGAGGCCGTCTGTACACTGAACCGTGAATTGCGCCGAGCCGTCATGGACGAAATTGATGATTGAGCCCTTCCAGAGCTGAAGGATGGTTTGACTCTGGACGTGGTAAAGGCAAAGGTCAATCGAGGCGTACTTCAGATCCGTGTCATTCGCTAATTGGCCCATGACCCGGTCCGCGTTTCCAAAAGTGAACTGGACGTTATCCGCCGGTGTTCCTCGCATGGGATCGGCGATGCTCTGCGTCATGATGACGTCGGAGCCCGGTTCTCCCAGTCCGATGATTCGCGGAAGATAGAGCTGAGTCCCGACCGTGCAACGTCGGTCCGACAAATAGATGTCTGGCACAGCAGTTTCTCTGACGCGGATATGAATCAGCGGGATGATTTGCTGGACTTGGGAAAGGAGCGCCGCCTGCAAGGTGGAATTGGGAAAACGGAGGCAGGTAGCAGCGACGGGATAGACCGGAGCCGAGAGAGGGTTTGGACACTCAATGAAATTGAAGCCGGATTGACAGGCATTCGCGAGTTCGGAAACTGAGAGCGGCTGAGTTTCGAAGATGACCGTGTAAGGCGAGGTTGCGTGATCGGATTGCGGCGCGTTGTAGGTGAAGGTCTGGAAGGAGCCCTCGACGGCTTCGAAGAACTCGAACAGGTTCGAGCGGTCCGTGCGGCTGATGACCTGTTTTCGAAAGGGAAATTTCCTGGGGCCAATCCCTACTTGGAAACGCTGATAGGAGAGCGTTGCCGCTTCACCGAATCTGTGTTCAATGATCGGCCACGGTCTATCCATTCCATAGCCGAAGTCTGAGACCATGCGCGAAGACACGGATAGCGGCCACGTCAAACCACTGGCGACGGGAACCGGGACCGCGATTCTGCCGATGGTATCCGGCATGGACTATGCTTGAGGAATGGAACTGCTGTACATCATAGTAATTCTTCTTTGTGCCGTCCCTTGTATTTGGGGAATCAACTTGATTGTTAATCACCGTTATGCTCGGGGAAGCATTCTGGTGCTGCTCTCGTGCGGCGTTGTTGCGAGCGTCTACAGTTCCCTTCTGTTTGGGGACCCTTTGTTCTGGCGTGCTCTGTGGTTTGCCTTTAGTGGTAGGGGTAATCCATATCGCTGACTTTACGGTGGAAGTAGCAGCCCCACCTTAAACCTCAATCAACTCCAGACCAGTAGTGCTTCTTCCAGGCATCAGCTATGCTGGCGTTATGAGCAATGGATGGGTCATAGCCGTGATTTGTTTTTGCACTGTAGGCGCATTCACCGGACTAGCCACCGCTTCGGGTGCGACTACGCAAGAATTAAAAACCGTCGGGGCTGCTGTCGAATGGCTTTCGGTCGGATTTCTCTTGGCATTCGGTCTGTGGGGAATACTTGATAGATAGTTGGGCTAAGGAAGCTCGCGCCAGTGCTTGACGCCTTCAATCAGAAGAACGACGACGAGCTCTAGCGCAAGGATGAGAACCGTTCCGCCGATCACGCGCGCTACCGTCAGAACTGTTTTCATGATCAGGCATCGGTTATGCTTGAGGAATGGCGGAGAAACAGGAGGCGTTGAGCGTTGCGTCTCTTACTCAGGCCCTGAAAAAACTGGAAAGACTCGCGCTTAAATCAGGACGACCCTTATTTATCGATTCCAATCAGGCACTAAGTGATTTACAGGAACGCGCCCAAAGGTTCATGGTGGCAAGAGCAACCCGTCCGAAACCTCAACTAACTCCAGACCCGTAGTGCTTCTTCCAATATCCACTCGCTCTGTCCAACTTCCTCGAAAGAAAACACACACACGTCCCTGCACCGAATCTCCCGTGGGATCGTAGTTCGATCCGACTTGCGCTGTTGGTAAAGCGTCCATCGGATTGTAGAAATAAAACGGAATCAATCCACCCATCTGCTGCTCGAAGAAGTTCCGCAAGGTGATGAGTGCCGCTGCGTTGAGCCGCTTCGATTGCTTCCAGGTTCGCGTGGATTGCGCAGGATTCACGGTATCGGTGATAAGCGAGCGCTCGGTTGTTCCGTCGTGATATTGCTGAGCGAGCATTGGGTAGACCCGAGTTTCAACGAAGGCGGTGCAGAGGGACTGGGGCAAGACTCCGGAGGGAACTGCGAGGGCAAGGTTGCCAGGCACGTTAGCTGATAATCAACCCCGACTGCAAAATTGTCGCCTGGTTGGGCTGCCGTCCATCACTATACGCTTGTGCCTGACTCCACTGAGTCTGCACCATTGAAGGCGTCACGAACATCCCTGTCATGGCGTCCCCAGCATTCTTTCCATCGAAGTGCAAGGATACTTGCATCGTTCCGCCGCCGGGAGAACCCGGTGAACCTGCTGGTGATCCTCCGCCGGTCGGCGTACTGGCATTAGGATATTGCGTGGTGGCATAGCCTCCAGCCACGGGAAGATTTGAGGCTTGGGTGAAGGCTTGACCGTACATGTAAGTCGGAGCTTGGTAGAGAGTGCCGCCTTGTTCTTGCAGGACTCCGCCGCTTGGCGTTGTAGCGCTTAGCGGAATCTTCTGGCCTGTGCCCGCCGCGTAGACTCCGAGCATCTGCCGGACTTCGGGCGACGTGACCGCGATTGCAACGTTATGTCCGAACTGCTGGTTTGCTATATCGACAATCCGTTGTGCTTCGGCGTGGTCGATGTTGACGTGGTAGGTCCGCATCACCAACCGCTCAGCTTCTTTCCATTGAGGTTCGACGCCGGCCACGAGTTCACCGAGGCCGATACCGAAACCGGCCGCTGCTCCTATGGCCGCGCCGAGAGGACCGCCGATCTGCTCGCCAATGAGCGCGCCGCCCGCCGTGCCTTCCAAAATTCCGACGCCGGTCCCCGCATTCCTGCCAAGCAAACCTTGCTGGGCAAGGAACATTCCCGCCGCGCCGCCCGCCGGGCTGCCAGCAATACCTTGAATCGCGCCAGTGAATCCAGAGGCTTCAGAGAAGTCACCAGATTGCGCGCCTATTTGCGATGTTGTGTTCCATTCGCCGTCACCCTTGTAGCCGATCGAGGATTGAAGGCTCGCGAGAGGATTGAAGCCGCCGAAGGAAGGACCGGTTGTGTTGCCACCGGTAATCGGTCCGTTCGGACCACGCTCAAATCCGCCCGCATCATATGTTCCGCCTGGAATTGGAATTCCGGAAGTACCAAATAACCCGCCGCCGCGCGTTCCGCCGCCGAAGATCGTCCCAAGCAAGCCCCCGCGACCGCCCTGGCCGAATAACGCGGGGAGGATGCCGGAGGCGACCGAGGGCTGGTAGGCCGGGGCCGAGACTTGTGGAATTCCGAACGCCTGACCGGGACCACTCGCTAACTCCGTGGGTATCGGGCTTGCATTATAGGCGACCGCACTGCCCTGGCTGACTGCGGCTCCGTAATCTGCCGTGGTCTGAGATTCAGCTGTAGTGAAATATGGCGTGCCGGCCAGCTGGGCAATTCCGGAAGTTGCCCCGAAGAATGAAAGTGGCGCGCTCGTATCTGGTGAAGCCGGAGAAGCTACGGAAGCCCCGAAGAAAGACAGATCGGCGCTGGTATTCGGCGCGGTTCCCAGGTCAGGAGACGGACCCGAAGGAGCCGAGGTGAAATATGAAGGCGCTGGAGATTCGAACGACGGAACCTGGTCGATTGTTGAACCTGTCCGATTGATGAGCCCGGAAGGCAGCCGCGCTACTTCGGGCGAATAGGCCGTCAGGCTCACTGGAGACGCGCTCGGCTGATAGGAAACCGGCGAGAATCGCGCTGTGATGTCGGACGTTGCAGACGGCGGATTATAGAACCCCGATGTCAGCAGATGGGAAATTGTGCTAACCGTCGGGGACAATTCAGTCGGAAGAGGACTGGGGCTGTAAGAAACTGGACTGAAAGTTGAAGCGACAGAGAAAGGACTCGGAGTAATTCCGCGTATTGGGACATTGCTACGCCCAACCAGTAATTGTTCCGGCGTGAGGCCTTCCTGCTCTGGCGAACCGATCGCCGCATGCATTTTGGTCAGAGTGGTTGCCAGATCGGGATTGCGCGACTCGAGAGCTGTAATGAAAGATCGGAACGTATTCTCCGTATCTGATCCACGCGAGAGCGGCAACTCCGCTTGACCGGCGACGAGCCTAGGAATCAGTTCATCCGCCGCAGACGGTTCATCGTAACCCGCATATTTGGTCAGTTGTTGCGTGTTGTAATCAACAAAAGTCTTGGGAAGCAGTTTATTAAGCGCCCCAATATCCTGATCTTGAAGTAACGCATGGGTTCCTTCGTGCAGCATCACGCGCGCGGCGCCATATGTATAGTCTTCGGGCTCGTAGTCTTGGCGGAGTTGCTTCGAGTAGAGGTTGATGAAGTCCGGAAGACCTTCTTCTGGCGCGAAGTATTGGCCTTCAGTGCCCGGCGTCGCCCCTTTTGGTGCTCTCGGTCGCTGAAACACCGGAGTGTTTGTGTATTTCAGGTATCCCAAGAAATCTTGGGCATCAGTTCCGTGTGCCCATTGGGGTAACCCAGTCGGAGTAATCGCGTAGCCGGATTCTTGCAGGGAAGGCATCGTGTCCGAACTGGCGTGAGGCGCGTGGAATCCCGATGCAAGTAGGCGAGTAACTGTGCTGGTCTCGGAAGGAACTGCAGCCTGACCGGAGGGCTTCTCGGCCTCTGATGCGATGCGGGACAGATTCCCAATAGGTCCGCCCACGCTCGAAGAGGATCCTCCCGAACTGGAAACGCTCGGAATCGAGACTCCTGAAGTAGAAATACCCGCCGGGGCGGCGAGGGCCGGAACGCCAAGCCCTGAGCCGATCACCTGGGAAAGGTAATAGGTCATGGCCGTATTTTGATTTTGGGCCACGACAGATGCTGTCAATCCCATTAGCAGCGGCGATTGATCCTGGGTTGGCTTCTGGGCCCCGTACGCCCGGGCTGCATCCCGCAGGAGCTGGGTAAGCTCGGCCGGGAGAACCGCTTCACCCTGATGAACCAGAGCCATTTGTGTCTCGGGAACCAGGCCGCCGGTTTGATAAGCAGGTGTTGACCGGGCTGGCTGCGCAATGTCCTGTACGGGCGCCGCGTGGAATCCCAGAGAAGCTCTTACTTCAGGAGACCTTGCCGCGATCGACACATGGTGGCCGTACTTTTCATTCGCGATATCGGCGATATGCTGGCCTTCAGCATGGCCGATGCTGATCCCGTAGAGCTTCTTTACCACCCGCTCAGCTTCGTGCCATTGCGGTTCAATGCCTTTGTGGATTGCCAGCGCGGCGAGGCCGATTTCGCCAGCAGTTCCGGCTTGGCTTTGGGCGATAGCCTGTAATGCTCCGACCGGTCCGGAGGCTTCCGAATGCTGCCCGGACCGGGAAGTATCCCATTGACCTGAGCCTTTGTAGCCAATGAGCTTCTCGAGCTGCTGAAGCAGTCCGCCAGTGGCGCCTTGGGTTTGCAAGGCCTGGGTTAGTACTGCGGGAATGACGGCTTCGCCCTGGTGGACTAAAGCTACCTGTGTTTCTGGAATTAGTCCACCGTCCTCGTAGGCCGGCAGCCCCGCGGCTAATCCAGGGGGAATCGAAACCGACCCTGCGAGGTAGTTTCCGGTCTGAAGCTGGGAACCGATTGGGCTTTGGACCGTGGCCACGGGCCCGGGAGGAACCAACATGTGGGCCAATCCGGCCGGCGTATGCGAACCAGCCACTGCTGGAAGAGTTGCCGCCAGAGCAAGGACTGCGGCGCGCAGTTTGTCCATCGCGGTAGTGTTTAGGTCGAGCGGCCGGGAATCCTGATCCTGCTTTCCAAATAGCCCGTGGAATGCTCCCGCGATTCCGCCCTGTCCATCCGGTCCATAGATCACGGGTCGGAGGGCTTGCCCGGTCAGTTGTCCTAAGCCTTCTGTGATCGGCTTCAAGGTTGCCGACTTCAGCATCTCGGTAAGTTCTTTACCGAAGTGTTGGGGATGCGTGAAAAGCGTTTCAAAGAGCTTGCTGGCTGAATGTGCGATAGAGTCGATCTGCTCTTTTTCTTGCTGGGCTATTCGCTCATTATCTGCCTGGATAGCTTTGTTGGCTTCGATGACCAACTTCATCCGGGCTTCTTCGGATTCCGTGGCTGTCCGGATTTCCAGGTTCTTCTGATCCAGCGTCCTGTTTCGTTCGAGCGCTGCAACTTGGAGGTTGTAATCGCTTTGCCGGATGACTTTCGAATTGAGCAGGATCTGGAGTTCCGAAAGTTCTTTTTGGTAAGTGGAGTTTATGCCCGCCAGTTCGAGATTCTCGCGCTTGGTGAGAAACGTCTCTTCGATCGTGAGCTTTTGCTGTTCGACGGTCAGCTTACCAGTAAGATCATCGGCTTTCACCAACTCCAGCATCTTCAGTTGCGAATCCTTCGAGGCTGTGGCCTGAAGAAGTTCCTGCTCGCCGGTCTTCGTGCCGGTTAATTCGAGCTGGTGACCGGCCTGAAGAATCGCTCCTGTCTGGGCATGAGTCCGCGCCGTGAGAAGCGCGTCCTGCTGTGTGGCTGAAGCGGCCGCACGAGTCACTAGGTCCGCGTGAGACTGATCGATCAGGCGTTTCCCTTCTTCGCGGAAACGAATCTCAAATTCCTGATTGATCTGCCCGATGAGTTCTTTGGATTTCCCGTATTGCTCAATCGCAATGGCTCTTTCGGCGCGAAGTTTTTCCGATCCGGTCAGTTCGGAGAGTTGGGCTTGCCGCAGTGCGGCTGCCACGGCTTTCTGAGCCGCTTCGAGTTCTGCCGTTGCGGCCTTTTCCTTGTCAATCGCCTCAATGCGTTGCTGAGCACTGACATACTGCTGAAGGGCCAAAGCCTCGCCGGCATAGCCGCCCTGGAATTGTGCGGCAGGAACCAGCTTGCCGTAGTCCTTGGATGTCTGGTCGCTTACAAAAAGCTGTTTCTGGAGTTCCGAGACCTTCTCTTGCAACGTAGATTCGTTGTCGCCCTTGCCGCCAAGATAGTATTGCGTGCCAGTGGGAGCAAGTTTCTGAACGCTCTGAACGAATGCGGCTTCCGATTGTGGACCCGGACCGGCTCCGAGTTCGCCCGCCCGTTGATTCAGGGCCGCTTCCGCATCGAAAGGCTCCTCATTGAAAGCGATTCCGGCATTTCGATTTCCTGTCAGCTTGTCAATTGCTCCGGTGACAATCCCCAGGGACGTACCGGCGAGCCCCGGAACTTCCCGAAGCGTGCTCCAGACCGATCCGAATGCGCGGGCGAAATTATTCCCTACGCTCGTGCTCCAAGCTGAAATTGTATCACCCAATCCGACAAAGCTTTCTTTCAGCGAATCGAGATCTCGTTTGAATTGTGTGATGTTTTCGCGGTCCACCTTGCTGAAGGCAAGTCCCCACTCGTTCACGCGCTGGATGTTTTCCGCTAGTCGGTCATTAAGCAATGGAAGATATTTATCCGCATCACTGCCAAAAGCCTGAAAAGCCTTTTGTGCCCGCTCAACCGGGTCCTGAATTTCGCCCAACTTCTTGAATTGCTCGGCAAGTTGAGCCGCACCCCCGGCGTTCTTCGCAGCCTGGTCAAGAAAATCAGGAGCGAAACCCGCACGCGAAGTAGCGAAGCCCAGAGCCGCTACTTCGGGATAGGCTAAACCAGATTTGGCTGATTGGATGGCTTGCTTCTCGAGAAGTTGCCCGCGTTCGTAGGTGAGTTTGACGATCTTTTCGAGTGCGGCGACCGCCGCGATGCTCCCGGCGACGTCGATAGCCGCCCCAAGTCCGCCTTTGAGGCCAGCGAATGCGGTTTCAGTGGCCCTTGCCGTATTCCGGACGCCTTCCAGCCCCTTTTCGAGTACCGAGGAATCTTCCGCAGTTTGTGTGAAGACTTTCTTTCCTACTACCACGGCACCGGTCAATTCCAAGAATCCGGCAGTGGCGCGAGCTGCACCGCGAAAGATAGCTTCGAGCGCCCTGCCACCGGAATTGGCCATTCTTTCGACGTCCGATAGGATCCTCTCGAAAGCAGACCGGTGAGCGTCGGCCATCCGCTCCAGTTGTTTGGATTGCTGTTGCCAGGCATCTCCAAGTTGCTGATTGGTTCTGATCCCACGGTCCCGTGTAGTGTCCAAGCTCGCATTTATCTTGGCGAGGCTCTCCTGTGTGGGCTTTTCGTCTATGACGATTACGACAGGGTCGAGTTCGTTAGCCATTTGCTAGGATGCGATTCTCAGGAACGAACGGACAATCGTGTTGAGCGCGGCGATAAAATTCCGCCGGTCAGATGGCGAGACTCCAAACTGCTTAGAGCGGGCGTTATTAATCGCCGCAATCCGTGCCGCCCGCGCATCGGTGAATCCTACGCTGATCTGGCCAGGCAGAGTTTGCAGTGGTTGAAGCGCCTGTAGGGTTTGCCCGGTCAATGTCCAGTCGCGAATCGGATTCAATCCCCTTCGTGCTTTCAATCCCGCGTACCCTCCAAGCTTTCCTCTGCCGCTCAATCGCGGCGCCGGGTTATCGTTTACATCCAGACCTCGTTTGATGCGCGTTCGGATAGAAGTTGCAAGCACCCCGGCGAGGAAATGGGCATTCTCGCCTGAGACGGGAACATATTGGAAGTGTTTAGCCATGCTTTAATAAACTCATGGGAGCAATCAACCCGCGAGATCCCTTCCGACTGGAATTCGGAACGGAAACTTTTGAGTATTACGAGAGAATGCGCCGGGCCCTTCAGGCGATGGACGGCTGGCCATTTCGGTCTGATCAGTTAACACTGACTACCGAGCGATGCTCTTGTGGCGCGTTTCGCGCGGCCTTGACTATTGGCGAATGGACGCTTACGGCATGTCGAGCGATGCTAATGGGTGAAGCAGAAGGAGGACCGGAGGCACACGTATATGGTCCCCAGCCGCCGAAACTCCCGCATTTACCGTCCATGACTTTAGAATTCAAATCGAAGACCCTTTAGCCACTGGATCTCTGCCTCATTCGCTCAAGCCGCGCTTGATCTTCTTGCTGCTGACGTTGCTCGATCTCTAAATTCCGCCGTTCTTCCCGCAACACTCGCAAAGCTTTAACTTCTTCGACGGTCACTTCAGACCAAGGGATTTGAAAATCAGCCACAACGCTATCGAGTCGAAGCGCTCTGTCAAGAAGTCGACCTGCTGGCGAATTCTCCCGGTGAAAATCTAGCTCTTCGAGGGGACACATTGAACATCGTTCCGTAGTTCCCGGATCTCCGCCACACGCGGGACACCCTCCCGCACAGTGCGGATCGGCTTGCCATACACAAGAGCATCGAATGCATTTGACGCGATTCGCACGCCAGCAGTCATCCGGGCCGACGTCTCCCCCAAGACAAAGTGACGTTGCCCGTAATAGCCGGTGAATGAGGAGCCGAAGTGGAACAGGATCGGGCCACTCCGGACCTAGAAGTTTGGGACTTGTTCGGCTTCGAGTTCATCCAGGGCCGACATGAGTTCGATCACGACGGCGGATTTGTGGTGCGGAGGAACGTCTTTGGGTTCTGGATCTGCGTAGCCCTTCACTTCCGCTGCAACGCTATCATACAGCTCGATAGCCGGACCGATGCGATACCGGACCTCTTGCTTCCCGCGCGGCATGTCCGTTATCGCGAGAGATGGAACTCTCCGATAAAAGGCGATGTCTTTTTCAGTCGGCATCTTGATGAAGTGAACCGTTTCACCGAAGGGCGTTTTTACTGTCACATGGTATTGCTCGCCGTCCCGCTCGCACGCCGTGACATCGCACAGCAGAAGCCTTGCGATTGCTTTCGCCGCTTCGTACTGATCGAACTCGTCTCCTCCCGCGTCAAGCCGGAGTTTGGAAAAAAGGGCGAACTCCGCCTCATAGTTGGGGACAAACGTGGATTCAGATTTACCGCGACCGAGAGGAGTCCGGAGGGATCGCTGGGAGGCGATGCGGTCGAGGACTTCTTGCGAGCTTGGCAATCGCAGGACTGCCGTTTTTGGCGGGTTGAGGTTTTTAATGAGGACGCCTCTTACTTTGGCGCCAGATTCTAGAGTGACTTCAGGAAGTTCTCCGTAGGGCACTGGACTTTTCTCCTTGCTGGACTGGACTTCGAGCCTGGAAAGCTTTCCAGATCTCGTTCAACTTTCGGCTGAATGCTGCATTGATAAGGCTCTTGGCTGGACGGCTTTGCGAGTCCGGGAGAAACGCTTCAGCCATAGTGAGCATTTCTCCCTGGAGTTCGCGTACTGATTTCTCAACTTCTTCGTGACAGGACAAAAGGCTAGTTCTCGCAGATCAGATACTCAAGCTGGCAACTCGCGACTAGGGCCAGCGCGGCCGGCGCCGACACGGACGCAGCGAACCTGAACAAAGCGAACTCTCCGGGTTGTATGTCAAGCAAAGGGGTTCCGGAAACAGCGTTCAGGATGCGGATAATGTTGGTGACATCGTTGTTTATCAAGAAAGACCATCCAACTGACCCGAGCCCGCCGAGCGAGATTGCGGTTCCTCCCGCGGTGGTGGGGATTGTTTGCGTTTCATTGATAAAATTGCTGCCATTCAGCGTGAATGACTTCGAGGCAATCGACAGTGATCTGGCGGCGATGGTCGGTGTCGCGACCTGAAGCGTTCCATTCACCGTGATAGCGTTGGCAGTTGACATATTTGATTTCTCCTTTAGGGAAGTCGAGTTTTGGAAAAGATTATTGAGCCAGGCCGGTCAATCCGCACTGTGCGGTAACCGTCAAAATTCCGTTGACGCTGTTGTACTGCGGAGCTCCGACGACATGCACCGCAACAATCCCATCCGCCTCGGTGTTTTCGACCATTTGGAAGGACATTTGCTGCCAGGTGAAGGTGACTGTATGGGTCCCGTCGTATGTCAGGGTCAGTACAGCCGTGCCGGTAGTTTGCGCAACCAACTTCGTGTACTCTGTCGAGTTGTGCAAAAGACGCGCCGTAAAATCAAGCGTCGGAACGCGCACGCCGATTTCCTGACGCCCTCGGACGGCCGCTCCGTTTTGGAGTCCCGAGCCAGGGAAGTAACCGGCATTGAGCAGAAGGTTATTTTTCCAGCCCATGTTGCCCGAGAGAATCGTCTTTGCTGCAACGTAGTCAGTCCCGTTGATCGTGAGCGCCATGGACTGAGAGAGCATGTAGTGCTCTGTGATGGCTCCGCCCAACGTGACGCCGGAGGGTGAAGTCAGCAACCCAGTGCCGGCAAAGTTGCAGGTCACCTTAGCCGACTGGCGGCCTGGTCCATAATTGAAAGCGAGGTTAAAATCTTCTACCGAGCAGCCGATGAGAAGATTGTCGATCGCGCTCCCGCCACCTTCTGCGACTTGCTCCACCACACTGAAATAGGGGTTTTCGAGCGTTGTCGCGGGGTTCGTCGGGGTGATGGTGTAAGTTCCCGAGGCGAAGACGACATTGCCGAGTCCATAGGCGGCGGCCCAAGTCAGAAATTCGGCGGAGGCGAATTTGTCAATCCGGTTCGCCACGGTGTAGGCGGTCGGATAAACGGTCTGGATGAACTCGTTTCCTTTGCCGATTTCATCCTTGTCCGTCTCAGTGCCAAATTTCGGCGTGGTGAGGTCCATGTTATTCTTCTTGACCTGAATGAACGTGGAACTCGCGGTCGAGATGTTGGTCTGCTTGTTCAGCCCGAGACCAAAGTTTAACTGCTGTACTCTTGAGGGCATCGGTTATCCTTTCACCGGAGCTGGCTTCAGGGCGGTAGGTTCCGCCGGTTTCACTTCGGGAGTTACCTGTATCCAGCCCTGAATCATCAAGGGGTGGAAGATCGCGGGATCGTCTTCGATCTCTTCCGGCTTAGCGTTGCCCGGAGGTTTCATCAGAATCTTTGCCATGTCAGTTGTCTCCGTATTCAGGAAAAATGAAATTCGCTACGAAATAGTCGAGACCATCCTGGTCCTGGTGGTGAACGATCGAGGGAAGCGGGTTTACGAGGTCCAACTCTCCGGGGATAAGTTGCACGCTGCGAATGTTGCCGGGCTCAAAGGCATTGCCGAGCGTTCCGTTGATAATGAGCCACCAGAGATTCCCCGGCCCCGTTGGAGTGCTGGAGTTCGCGACGTTCCCGGATTTGATGTAGAGGTCGATTTGGTGCTTCCACCAGATGGTCCCGTTGAACGGGCCGCCCTGGCTTGCTTTCCAGACCACGAGAATCCCAGGCGTCGGAATTTCATAAATCTTTTTCGCAAGCGGAACATCGTCCCCACCTTCGAAAACAAAGGGAACGACGCGGGTTGGGTCATTGTTCAATGCCGCGACAAGGGATTCGATGGACTGAAGCGCCGTCGCAACGGTGTTTACGACCAACTCGGGATTGAGCACATCAGTTCTTGCGGAGCTTCAAAGTCGCCGAGCCTTCAACGTCGATGTCGAGATCAAAGACGCTATACTGCACTGCGTTGATGACGAGCAAATCGCCCTTCTTGGGTTGCACGGTTAGATCGGCGAGGCGGATGAAGAATCGAACGACAGTGACGCCCGGTGGGAGACTGCCCGGAATGTAATCTTCAGCCAGGGCCGGATCTTCGAAGATTCCCGTGATGGGAATTCCGCCCCACAGCACGTTGTCCCCTGGCGTGGTCTGCGGGTAGTGCACGGCCGCGACTCCGAACGTCGAGATACACAGCGTGTCGAGGTTGTCTACGAGAGTTTGGTACACGCTCATGTTATTCTGTGACTGGCGCGGAACAGACGTGGAAGAGGATGGCTTAATTCACGCATTTGCAAAAATGCGGCTCGTTGGTTCGAATCCAACCGTAGCGACCGCGCCATTTAATTGCCCACGATCTTGAAATCGTTCTCGAAAATCTGCCCGCTGGTTCCGTTCGCTATCACTTTTCCCAGATACGTTTGCCCTGCCTCAATGCCCGAGACCATGATTTGCGAAGAGGTCGCGGTGTCCCCCTGATTACTCAGGGTTGGGACCGGGGTGGTATCGAGCACGGGTTCGAGAGTCCAGATTGCCGGACCAACGATGGTGTCTGAAGTGTATTGCTGCTGGTAAGTGCGTTTTTCACCAGGATGCTGAGTCCAGTAATTCGAGGGACTCTGATTTGTGGACGGGGTCACTGGCCGACCATCGTCCCCATGACCGTGGTTGAACTAGCGGACCATTTAATACAGCCAGTGAATCGAATCGGCCCGCTCATGATGAGAGGATTCCCCGCAGTTCCGACCGCTGGGATGGTGGTCGCGTTCAGGAGCTTGAATGGCGTTGCTTGGCAGTCCTGGATTGTCACGGTATGCACAGATGAATCCGTGTTTGAGATCACGATATTGTTCGTCGTGACGGAGCGATTCAGGTTCGGGAAGCTTGCGCCTTGATCTGGTGTCGGGATAGTAAGTGTCGGCGGTAATGCTGTACCCGCTACGGTCCAGCCGACGATTCCGGACAGGCTCGAAGCGATAAGGCTGCCGAGGATGAGAATCGATATAACCTTCAGCATCGCTCCCTCATTAAGTGGTGATGACGCGGTACGCCATGATGCACTTCGCCGTTCCATTTCCTGCGGCGAAGACGGCACTCCCATTGGTGATGTCAATGCCGTCGGCGAGTGGCGGGGCGAAATTGGCGGTTGGGTCGAGATAGTAAAGGTACGTTCCCGGCGTGGCCTCGGTCACCACGCTAGCCGGCACGGTTGAGGCGAATGGGGCAATGGAAGTGTTGGTGTGGTACTGAAGATTGACCGTTCCGCCACCCGTGAAAGCCGCCGATCCCGCATACATGATGAATGCGAAGTAGACGGGGATTATCGCTTGGCCGGTGGGCGGGGCGGGGAATATCGTAATCGCCGTTGTATGCATCGATTCAAGTTGCGCGGCGGTGAGCGGGAAACTGAGGACCTTGAACGTTTCCTCGATGTGATAGTTCTGAGGCATGAACGACTTCGCGGGAACCCGCGGACTGTAATCTTTGACGTAGCTCATGTGATCTCCTTTTTATTTCTTCTTCCGCTTCGGATGTTCGGGTTCTGGTTCCGGCGGCGCTTCGATGACAGGCGCTATCCGGCGTTGCTCATAGAACTGCCGCATACGGATTCGATTGTTACTCAGGCTTTGAGGGAGAGGACTTCCGGGTTCGTAAGTCTGCCCCTCCCAGAACAACGCGAGTCGGGTCACGACAAATTCCGGCTTGCCCCAGCGGATGAGTTTCTCCCACGGGACAAGCGAGTAAGGAATTCGAGTCGGAGTTTGAAGCGCGGTTGCCATTAGGCGATCACGGAGCCGATGTATCCGCCGAGGTCGGCCGAGACTTGCTTGTGGGCATAGGCCGCATCCATCTCAACGCGAGTGGATTCGATCCAGGGCATGTAGAAGGACTTGACACGGGTTCCTTGGGTGCTGGCACCGAAATATCCGGACCAGGCGAAGGTGTATCCGCATCCGGGTGTCATGATGCCGGGAGCGCTGGGGGTATAGACCAGAAGCATGGCCTTGTTGCCGATGAAGGCGTTCGTTTCGAGATTGGTCGAAACGCCGGGAGCCTGCGGGGCCTGCTCCACCGAAGTGTTCTGGATGGCATCCATCACTAGAACTTCGTCAAGCTCGAAAAGTGACGCCATGACAGCCAGTGTTACTTTGGCCGGCTGCGGAGCGGTTTGACCGTACTTTACGCGGTCAACAAAATCTGGATGATCACAGAGAGTGTCAAATACCGGGCGCCCGAGAATCATTTTGTTTGGCCGGAAAGTCCCCGTCAATTGAACTGTTCTCTTTAAATTTCTGACGTCAATAATCGGCGTCGATGCAGGATCATTCCACTGAAGGACCTGAGTTGAAGACGGACCGCTGGAGACGCCAGTCCAGTTATTTGTCCAGACGGCGCCGAAGAACTTACTTGCCCAATCAACTTCGCGCGAGATTCGCGCCTGCATCGAAAGAAAAGAAGTAGTTTCAAGATCTGGCTGAAGGACACTATCCGAATTGGCGCGTACCTGATCCGGAATGTCTTTGTGAAGGCTCCACACGTCGCACAGATAGGACCCGCTGTTATCGAGGTTGTATCCGGAACCCGCAGATTCCGCGCCGGGTGCACGCTTCTTCATTTGGTTGCGATTGAAGTCGCCGCGGTTATAGGTGTAGTACACGTCCGAAATCTTTTGGACGGGCACGATGGGAAACACGCGCTCAGCCACGAACGCTGAAGCTTCCTGCAAATACATGTTCGACAGGTTCGTGAGCGGCACATTGACATGGACATCAGAGAGTGTCGGTTGGGGCATTGACTAAAGTTCTCCTTGAAATTGATTTGTGCGCGCTCTATTAGAAGCTCGCGTTCGAACGCAGAATTTCAACAGCGATTACCACGACGGAAGCGGGGTTGCCGTTGGCTTCGAGGGCCTTGGCGACGGCGGTCCCGGAAGCGTGAAGCTTGAACGTGCTTCCGGTATCGACTTCGAGTAGCGACCCGATGACGACGTTATTCGAGGCTGAGATTGCCGCCTTCGAGATGCCGTCATAAGCGTAGGCACCTGCCTGATTCGCTACGGGCTTGTCCTGAAGGATGCCGTCCATGTTAGCCGCGGCAGTCGAAAGGACAAGGTTGCCGGAAGAGTTGATCGTCACCGCGTAATACTGATTGCTCGACAGATTCGAGTTGGCGGGTGCGGAGCGCAGATGTAGTTCTTGTTCAACAGCCATGTGAATTGATCTCCTTGATTAGTGTTTTCGAGCCTAGTATTGGGTCTTCATGTAGCTAGTGGTTAATTCTGAACCCAATCCCATTGAGCCCATGCGCTGCGAGAGAGCGGCAAGATATGCCTTTTTTTGCTTGGAAGCTGACATCATTTCCGGCCGTTCATCAAGATAGGCCTCGTATAGGCCGGGGTTCGCTTTGAGCAATTGAGCGTATGCCTCGGCCTTCGAGAGCCTGCCGCCGGAATTCAGCGCCAATGTCTGAGCCTGAAGTTCCATCTTGTCGAGAGCGGAGACTGCTCCTATCGCAACTCCGAAATTGGCACCCACGGGATTCTTCTCGGATTCAGCAGAGCGTAATTTAAGTAGCTCGGCTTGGACCCTCGTCGCGGAGAAGTCTTTACCGATAAATTCGGCTGCGAGATTTGGGAAACCAGCGAGGGTGCACAGATTGGCAATGAGTTGCGTCTCAGCCTTCACGGCCTTCTTGGCGTCTTCCTTCTTTTTCTCGTCGTCTTCGTTGTCTTCGTCATCATCCTCGTCGTCGTCCTCGGGTTCGGTCTTGGTGGCGGCCATGGCCTTCTTTCCCTTCTTGGTCTTCTTCGACTTTTCCTTGCCGTCCTCTTCGGGTGCCGCGGCTCCGCAATTCGAGCAAAACTTATCAGCCGAGTGCATGGAATCGCCGCACGAGTCGCAGGTCATTGTGTCCCCGTCATCGGCCCTAATCCCTGTGGCAACTGCTTGTGGTTGGGTAGCGACGGTCGCTCCGGTTACGGCAGCGATCGCCAAGTCATCATTCTTAGGCATAATGCCCTCCTTGTTTTCTGCGGCGATCGCCGCGGGAAGTTGTGAAACTGATTTAGCTGAAAACATTCCTGAGCCAGGCGCTACCTTCTGGGTGATTGCGTTGAGCGCGTCTTCGAAGGTTCCGACTTCATCACCTAAGCCGACATCCACCGCGCCTTGGGCGAAGTACACAGCAGCCTCGGTATCGCGGATGGCTTGCGGTTTAACGTTGCGGTTCCGCGCGACGGCTTCCACGAACATTTCGTATTCGCGGTCTACTTCCGTTTGAGCGTCGGACTTGGCGGTTTTACCCAGCGGTTCATGGGGATTACCGTCCACTTTCTTTTTCCCTGCGTGGATATAAGTGAAGGCGAGACCTGCTTTGTCATCCAAGCGCGATTGGTCGACGTGCAGAGCAAAGACCCCGATGGAACCAAGTGCCCCGGTCCGGGTTACGAACACTTTGTCAGCCGCACTCGCGATGGCATAGGCTGCCGACATGGCTCCGTCGTTTGCGATTGCGTAAATAGGTTTTTCGCCACGGAGGGAATAGATGAGATCGTTCAAGTCGAACATTCCGTGCGTTTCTCCGCCGGGCGAGTCGACGTCGAGCAATACTCCTCGTACAGTTGAATCCCCGCACGCATCGCTCACCTGCCGGGAGATTCTTTCGTAGGTGCTGTTTCCGCTCATAGCCCAAAGTCCGCTCGCTTTTTTCATCAGCGTCCCTTGGATGGGGATAACAGCAATGCCTTCGTCAGTGACTTTGTAGGATTTTCGGTCTGAAGGTTCCGACCAATCCCCCGCCATCAAGCCGAATTCTTTGACATTCTCTGCATTCCAATCGAGATTGAGCCGGGGCCCAATGCCATGCAGGATGGCTTCGAGCTTTTCCGGACGAATAGCCAGGGGCGTATCGAAGATCCGGGATTGCAGATGGGTGAGGAATTTCATTGAACTCCGATTCCCCGTTGTCGTTCGTGCCAGAGCGGCCATTGATAGCGATGCGTACCCCAAATGACCGTAACTACTGGCGGGATATTCAGCTGTTGGCCTTCCGAAGTCCGCTGAATTCGGAGCCCGCAATTGATCTTTCTACTCAAGCGCAATGTCGCCTGAATGTAGATTCGAGAGTCTATTTCCCATTCGTATCGGGCGATGGCCAGAACGAGGCTAAAGTCCCAAATGTTCAGCACTAGCTTCATTGCGGCCTCTCGGTAATCGGTTCTCCGTGGATTGAAGGAGCAAGCGCATTGGTCGCCGCTTCTTCTTCGCTGTCCTGTGTGGGAGCGGCAGTAGTCGGAGTCTCGGGCTGAGTCTCGCGGCCGATCAGCACCTTGTTCGGATCGCTGTCATAGATGGTTCCGAGGTCAGCCGCACGTTGACGCTCTACCGCTTGCTCGTTGTCCACCGTCTCAGGATCAAGACCGGATTCTCTGACCACGCGGGCACGGGAAGTAAATCCGCACCGGACGCTTGTTTGTGCTGCCTGGACTTCTTTCAGCGGATCGACCCACTGCCAGCCAGGTGAGACCCATTCGCAGTTCTCGAAGTCATAGGGATTATCAAAGTAGGCATTTCCGAGTTTCAAGGCTCCCGAGAGCACCGCTTCTTTCATCCACCGCTGTTTTACTGGCTCGCAGAATTGATGAACGATGACGTTGTACTGAAACTGCTCGCAGGCCCGCCGGAATTCGAGAAGCCCGGCCCGGATTGAGGAGTAGTTGACGCCTCCCAGATCCATAGTGACCTGCTCGTAGGTCATGTTTATGCCGGCGGCGAATTTGTGGGCTTGCGTGCTTATGAAGCTTGAGAAGTCCCCCGCCTGGGGCAACGAGGGAAACGTGATTCCCTCGCCGGGGAATAACTGCTGCATGGTTCCCGGTTCGAGTTTGATTACATTGGTGCCGATATCTTGCTGTGGAACGAACGGCGGATTCAGCGGATCTTCCAGGCCGGGCGAAGTTGGATAGTTGGGCGCCGGAGTCATGACCTGATCTTCGGGAGCTGGCTTAGTGATGAACCCGGCGAACATGGCAGCTACTTTCTTGCGCACTAACTCGGCGTCAGAATATTGTTCGAGCTCGTAGAGGAGAGCGAGCACGGCGGTCATGTGCGGCTCGCCCCGGAGTTGTCCGATCCGAAGAGGCTTATAGATGTGGCGGATTTCCTCCGCCGGAATCTCGACATACTGAAGTCCCGACAACGGATAGAACATTGTTTCGCCGGGATGCTCTTTATAGAAGTGGTAAGCGACCCTTCTTCCGTCCGAATCGAATTCGATTCCGCACCGGACCATGTTCTTGAAATCGCCGGGGAGAATATTCAGGAAGACCGGTAACTGCTCGCCTTCCATCAACTGAAGTTGCAGAGGAATGAAGAGCCGATCTTTTGCCGGTCTCAACCGATACCGGCTGAATACTTCGCCACCTTCGAAGATTTCCCTCGCCGCTAAAGCCTGGAGTCCGTAGAAATCAGATTGTCCCGACCAATCGGCTTGCCTCGTCCATTGCGCCCAGGCCTGTTGGATCTTGACTCGCACATTCGGATCAGGATGCTGCCAGTGCGGTTGAATTCCCGACCCGATGACATTCGATTCAAACTTGTCAATTGCGCTTCTCGCCCACGGGTTATTCCGGACCGCATCCCGGCTTCTCGACCGAAGCTGATCGAGGTTTCCCCATAAGAGGGTTGAAGGGCCGAGGCGAGTGGTGTACCAGCCCTGGGCCCTTCTTCCTGTACCACCAGCGTCGTAAGGGTACGCCGAAGCCCGTCTCTTAAGAATGGGTGGAGGCTCGTGACCCGATTGGCGGTACAACGTCAGAAATGATTCGATTTGAGGCACCGGAAAAAGACCGCCTCCGTCCGCAGATCAAGAACGGAGGCGGTAGAGGAGGAAGAATCTTAACCAATGAGGAGCAGCATCGAAAACCGTCTGAACAAGATATACTGAACCATGTCTGTGAAGATCACGCGATATTCAAGCCCGGCGGACATGCGCAAAGCCGCACACCGAATTGCCCTTCAGCAAGAAACGTTTCTATTGGAAATGGCACAAGCCATCAAAGAATGGCGCAAGGAAGAGCCGGAGTCTGAGGCAGCCATGGAGATCGAGGACGCGACAATATCTGCATTGAAGACTTGCCGGGAGCTGAAAAAAGTCAGCGCTTCCAAATTCACCCGGCTAAAATAAACTGTCAATTTCCAAAACCTTTATCGGTGTACACTCGAAGTTGGCGGCAGGGTATCGTGCCATTTGCTGCCGCGACTTCGACAACTGCGAGTGCGCGCGCTTTCAGCAAGTCATCCATGGAGCGATAGGTGACGTCACGATTCTGGAAGCGGACTCGCGTTACGCCGGACTTGATGGCCGTGTCGAGGGCATCGATATCAGCTTGTGACCAGGCCATGGTGCGTTATTCGGCGTACCGATAGAACCGAAAGCATCCCCAGTCATGGGACTTCCAATCTGCGGCTTGATACGAATCGACCTGGTGCCATTTGCGCCAGTCGCGCAGAATCGCGAATCCGAACCGCCCGAGCCTACAGGGTCCAACCAGGAAAAACATGCTTGCCAAACTCGTGGAATTCAAATCTCAAACCTCGCCCTGATCGGTCGCTGTGGCTGAGCCTGCCGGGGTGGTGCGGGAGTATTCGCTATCCGAGCCTTCATCGCTTCCGCCCGGCCTTCCAGTTCTCGCCACTGCTCATCTTTGAATCGGTCCAACCCCACCACGTAAGCGGCCGCCCGTGCATAGATCCTACAATCGAGCGCTTCGTTACGCGGCCTGGTCTTCTGCCACTCTGGTTTCGGAAAACCCTTCTCGTACCGGGTCACCAATTGCTCGGCAGTTAGCTGCTGGAAGAACTCGGCGTCGTACGGCGGAAAATGACAGAACCCTGGTGGATAGATCTCGCCCCTGTCCAATTCCTCGTCGGTCGGCATGCTCAACATCAGCCATCCGTAAAGCTCCGACTTCAGCAATCCTGTAGCGACGGGCCATATCTTTAGACCGTTTGCAATTCGTTTCCCGCCAATGGTGACGTCCACGGGCTTTGGATGAGCGACAGGTATATTGCCGCGAGGGCGCCCGTCAACCGCGATTGCCCTGCCGCCCTGAGCCCGGACCCAAGCGTAAACGTCATTCGTGGCATATCCGCTATCAACGGCCATCTTCGCGATAGGAAGTTGCAGGCCAGACTCATGAGGAAAGGTCTCATTGAGCAGGACCGCAAGCCTTCGCCAGACCTCCGGCTGTTGAGGATTCCCGTCCAAAACCCTGTAATCGATCGACCATGATTCTTTCCCGCGTCCCCAGGCCACGATCTCGGCTTGGAGGTAGGTCTTTTGAACGTCCACTCCCGCAGTAAGAAACAAGCCATTCCACGGAACGTTACCCCGTTCATACCGCTCTCGTCGAGCTCTTTCGTACAAGAGTTCATCCGCCGGCGCCTCGCCTTTGCCGGTCCAGTTTTCGGCTAGCGACGTATTGACGAAGGTTTGCAGGTCTCCCGGATTGTCCTTCTTTGAAAGGAAGTCTAGAACGATGTCCCGAAGCATTTTCCAGGGGCTGTAAAGCTCCGAAATCCAGAACCCTGCTACGCCGGCAAAGACCGCTTGGGCTCTCCACTCGCACTTCTCTACGGCTGCCCAACGTTCGGCATCGTCCCAGCCGGCATCGCAAAATTCGCAATGATAGAGAGCCGTCGCCGCTCGTTGCTCGAAGCTCAGGCTTTTGGAATTGTCCCAGCGGACCTGGCTTTCGAACTTCCGCATCAGGGATTGAAACGCCCCGCAATGCGGACACGGCACGAAGCATTCCCGCTGATCCGATTGTTCGTAGGCCCGATCGATCTCCGACGCCAAGAATGTGGGGGAGCATGTCAGAACTTCCTTCGCCCGGTGACGAAAGGTTGCCAGTCGTTTTCTGGCAAGGGCCAGCGGGTTGCCTTCCAAGGTCGGTTTGTACTTGTCGATCTCGTCGGCAAACAGAAAACGGATGGCCCGCCTGGCCACGTTCCGCGGCGAGCCCGTGCCGGCGATCGCCAGCAATCCCCCGGGAAACAACTTCTCCGTAATGGTGCTGTCTGAGCTCCGGGTCTTCGATTCCGAGAAGAGGCCCCGTAAAACTGGGGTATCCCGGATCATGGGTGCGATTCGTTCCTTCGAGAAGTCTTTGGCGTCGGTATCCCCCGGCTGCAGGAGAAGCATGGGGCCCGGATCTTGATGGGCGAAATACCCGATGGCGTTCTCGATTGTGACCGATTTCAGCATCTGGGTGGCTGATTTGATCACCACCCGGCGGACGCGAGGATCCGAAACCGCGTCCATGGGTTCCCGCTGAAAGGCTAAGGTCGTCCAAGGTCCTGGTTTGGCAGAGGCTTCCGGGCTCAGATGACGATACCGGTTCGCCCATTCCGACATGGTGAGAACCGGCGGCGGCGCCCAAAGCCGGCGCAATCGCTGTTCGAGCACTTCCCTGGAGATCATGCCGCATTCGTTTCACTCAACGCGCTCAATGCTTTCCGGACTTCATTGTCGATAATGGCCTGACATTCCAGGACGGAGGTGATAACAGCAACCCGCGGCGCCACTTCGTTCGCGAGCAGGAGAAGCCGGCCGCGCGCCGAACTGATCATGTTTGCGATGAGCTTTTCGACTTCAGCGACCAGCATTACCTCACCCTTCCGTTTGGCGAGGTCAAGCTCCTTCTCGAGAACCTTGAGCCATTGGGTTCGGCGGGTAGCTTCGTAGAGAGATTCCGGATCCGCTTTCGAGGAACTCTTACCGGGACCCTTCCGGAGCTTCTCAGCCGGCTGGACCGCCGGTTTGGGTTCGACCGAAGGGCGCCGCTGCCGATGATCGACGTTCACATCCCAGACGGCTCTCACCTTCTCCAGGTCGAAACTGCCGTCCGGTTCTCGTGGAATCCGACCCTTCCGAGCAGCCTTATTGATGGCCGTGTGGGAAACCCCGAGCTCGGCGCCAATCTCTCGGGAGGTCATGACAGGCGGTTTCCAAGGTTTCCAGCCAAACTGGAAACCCGGTTTCCAAGCATGTAGCTGACGGGGTTCCGCAAACATTTTACCTGCCTGCAGGGGAGGGCCAGGGGAAGGACCCGAAAACAATAGGAAGGCCTCATAAAGCGTTCAGTATCCTGGCCGACCCGTCAACGCTGACAAAGGATCGGGAGCCGTCCACAATCGCGAGACAGCGTATTGAGCAGTCAACCGGCACAAGCATTCGAATCGGCCCTGTGCCCGTACCGGTGAATTGCGCGTAGATCCAGTTCGCCAAGCCCTGGAGCGTATCCGCGATAGCGCTTAGTGTCCGCGAAACCATGCGATAAACTGATGCCGGCTGGCTTGGAAGTTGCCCGGGTGTGCTCCTTGACGTCGCCCTGGCTATGGTGACGCTGCCGATAAGTAGGCTTGCGGTGAAGGAGAGCACATAGGCGCCAGACCGAGCGATCGCAGCGATGCCGTTGAAACTAATCGTCGTAGCAGACGCTGCCAGGCCAGTAAGCCTTGCGCTTGCTCCGCCGAACAACGGGTGCGATCCGCTTGTCGCATGCACCGTAGATTTTGCGGTCGAACCTGCTTGCCCCGCGGTCGCTCCCAAGGCAGTTCGGTCAGTCGCGCCGGCTCGCTGTGCGCCGAACAATCCGGCGGCCGAAGCCGAAGACCTGCTGCCCGATCGAGTGACGTTCCCACCTGCCGCTAATGTTGAACTAGAATTAGACCTATCGGTACCTCGCAGAGTGGTGGCGGCGAATGCAGCAAGCGAGGCTCCGAGGCTCAGAATGTAAAGTGATCCTCCCTTAATGGCTACAAGAGCGCCAGAAAAGGCAGACTCAACGGCCGCAATCGCATGAGACGTCAGCTTACTCACTCCACCCATTAGTGATGCGCTCGAAGCTACGCCTGACCGAGAGGTTTGAGTTCCCCGCGATCCCATCATTTGAACCGTTGCAGACGAGATCGCGTGGCTTATGAATCGTATGAATGAGCCAAAGAATGAACCAGAAAGTGCGGCTTCGCTTCGGCCAGTCTGTTTGGAAGCTGTCACTTGGAACGATCCAGTTGATGCAGGAGTGGTCTTCGCCATTGCTTGCGAATCGATTGCGCTCATGTCTGCCATTGAAGCCGGCCGAGTTTCTAACATCACTCGGGATGTGATTCCGCTGGGTGTCGTGGTGTTCCCACTCGAAGACCTAGACTCACTGCGCAAAGTGCTCGCTGCTAGCGCCAAGACCGAAGCCGCGACCGTAAATGTATAGGTGACTGCAGTCTTAGCCACCGTTAAAACCGCATTGAAGGCGTTGGCCACTGCGGCAACACCATGGGATGTGACGCGATTTGTCGAGGTAGCAAAAGAACTAGCCGCCGCAGTCACGGTATGGGCGACCGCTGAGCCGCGCGCGCCAGCGAACAAACTGGACGCCGCAGACGCAACGAAGCCAGTCATCTTGGATAAATTTGCACCCGCCGTTAGTGTCGCGGCGGTAGCAACATTGCCCACCGATTTTACGATACCGGCGGCGAAAGCAGCGCTTGACGTGGCCATGCTAACCAAGCCAGCCGTCTTGCTGCTAATTGCGGCCATCATCGCCGTTGCTGCGGTTTGAAAAAATGAGATCAGCTTGAAACTGGTCGCGCCAAATAGCGAAGTTTTGCTCGTGTTGCTATGGCTGGTAGCGAAACCGCCGAGAACGGCACGAATAGCGATCGTCGCGGCCTGGGCAACATTCCCGGTCGACCTCAAGATGTTGGCACCGAACATTCCATTGGAGGCCGCGCTCACAACTCCTGTGGTTTTCGTGCCAATTGCGGCCATCGTCGGCGCTGCAGCCGTTTCGAATAGCGACGTCAATTTGGCCCCGACTGCGCCGAACAATGAGGTGCCGCTCGCTGCGTTGTGGCTCGTGGAAAACCCGCCAAGATGGGCAATGCCGGCGGCTGCACTTGCATTTCCCGATCGGCCTGTCAGTTTTAGCCAGGCTGCCGCGCATGTCGATTGGATTGCCGTCAAAGCGCGCGCGGTGAAGCGCGTTGAAGTTGCTGATGGGGCGAGCGCCCTAGCCGTTTTTGAGGATGAGGTATTCGCCAACCTAGCAGCATTCAGATTCTGCGCACTCGCGGAAGCCGACAGGTAATAAGCTGAGCCTGTAAGCTTTAGGCCGGATTCAATGATCGGATTCCCACGAACTCTGCGAGCTTGGTAAATACGGCCGATCATGGTTAGTGAAACGCCACCACCATTACACTGTTGCTTGATGCATTCTGCTGTGCCGTCCAGCCAAAGTTGATCTGTGTGGTGTTGCCCGACCAGTAATGCGCTGCGACATCGCCATTGGTCATATCGTTTGCATCACCGCCGCAGACACCTGCTGTCGTCACCGTGCAGGCATTCGTCAGAGTAGGGCCTGGATAATCCAGGACTACGCCAGTCGGCTGCGAACTGGTCAAGTAAGGGCCGTTTCCGGCCGACCCTATCGCGATGAACAGATCGGCGGAATTCCCAGGCGTTGCAAGGGGTAAGCCAGTACATGTGACATCGCTGCCCGAAGTTCCTTGGCAATTCCCTGCGCCCGTGCCCGTGCTTATGGCGTTAAAGACGGCGCTGGAAGTTACCTGAGTGCTTCCGCTCCCCGCGCTAAAGCCGGTATCAAGAGCCGTGACATTCGTGCAGTAGAATCTGATGAGATCCACATTCGCGCCGCCGCTTACCGTGGTTACCACAAATGTGTTCGGGTTAGAGATCGTGACCCCCAGGGAGTAGAACACTTTCGGGTTACCGCCGCCATTCGAGACGGCCGTGTACGTGTCGCTGTTGCTATCCGTAATAGAGCTGAGGCTCGCCGCGTCGTCGGTTATGATGACGCCAGTTGTGTTCGTCGGGCACCCTACATTGGTGACCAGCGTGATCGCGCCACCCGTCATGGTCGCAGAGGACACTAGAACAGCTTTGCCGGCCGATGGAGCTGAACCACCCGAACCAGGCTTGAAAGCCGCCGCCATGATCGTGAAGGAATCATGTGTTGACTGAGAAATTGTTAATTGCGGGGTGAAGGTCGTGCCGGTCGCACTGCAGTAAAATTCGGCGTGGCCCGCGTAGGTAGACTCGTCAACCAGTGTGCAGTTGGAAGGCACCGTGATCGAATTCCAGATGTCTGAATAGTCAATGTTGCCGAAGATTGTTTCGTCGTCCACCTCAACATAAACGAGGTCGCCGATTACCACCGTGAGCGCCGTACCAGAGATATTAGGCGCAGTATTGTTGACCGGGACCACGGCGGTCTTGCACGAACTTGTACGGAGGGCGCTCGTGGTGGCCACATTGTAAAAGTTTCCAATGTTGAAGTATGAATCACTAATCTTATCCGGGTGCGTTTCCGTAACCTGCGTTACTCCAGACGCCGGCGGCACAAAGTTAGCGGAGTAGTAAATGCCGTGATCGGCTCCGTTTGCCACTGCCAAGCCAGCGTCTTTGCAGCCAGAGCCAGCGGTGAATACCGCGTTCCACGTATTGCCGGTGCCGTTATCCGTAAAGGTTGGAGCGCACGGCGCTGTACACGAATGCGGATAGCCGTTTCCGGTCGTCGGGTTGTTTGGCCATGCACCCGACATAATGACAAGTGATCCAGATGTGACCGCGTGAGGAGAACCAGCGGGATCAAGCGCAAAGACGTTCCCGTTCACTCCCGTGGTTGAGCCACCTCTTCCCTTGTCGGTGATGTTGTTCCCAAAAAATTGGTTTAGGGTTGGCGTGCCCGCGCTCGAAACGACCCCGAGTTTGTGCTTCTTTCTGAAAAGCACATCCTCGATCGGGTCCTGTGGAACGAGTGCTAGCCCTATCAGCATGAGGCTGAGAATGGAAAAGAAATTCACTTTACTCGGAAATGTTCTTGATTTCCAGCCAGCGGAACGTGACGTTGATCGTTCCGCCCGTAAGCGCCGCGTTGCCGAGATTCACGCAAACACCTTGACCGGTTCCGATCAGTATCTGGGGTTTCAATCGCCCATTCCAAATGAAAAGATCATCAGGAACCGTGGAGGCAGAAACCAAAAATGCTGTATATGCTTGATGAATTGTGCCGACTGAAGCGCCGGCGGTCGGCCCCGTTCCCGTGTAGCTGACCGGCGTTGTGCTTGCGGCCGCGTAGTTGGTTACATCCCCGCGGACCGCAGTCATGTTGGCGGAAGTTCCGCCACTTTCCGCAGCGGAGTGCCGGATAAGCTGCACATTGACTAAGCCAGCAGTCGTCTGAATCCCGCTGACATCTGCCTCGTAGAGGAGTACGGTGTTGGTTGAATTGCCATAAATGCAGGCGTTGTCCGTGGTACTGGATGCCGCGAAATTGGCGCTGGCTTCGTAACTCGCCGGTCGAAGCCCTGGGATCAAGCTGGTCCAAAGCGTACCATCCGTTCCCACATTGAGCGCGGCATCCCGGCCTTGAGTTTCTGCCGAGCCATTGGACGGATCGGTTTGGATAATGCCGGGGAGTTCTCCGAGGCGATTAGTTCCCGCCGCCGCGCCGTTGTTCGAAAGTGCGCCATTCACGTTGGGAGTATTGGCCACCGTGACCGGCAGGGCAACTGCATAACAGACGCAGGTCGCGTAGGGCGTCACATTTGCGGTGCCCGTGATAGCTGTCGTCAACTTCAAAACGAGCTTGTAAGCGCCCGCCATGTAAATCAGAAATTGCTTGTTCGTCGATGCCTGCAAAGTGTAGGGCATCGAGACTTGAGCATATGTCGAACTCGTCGGATCGACGACCTGCCACGCTTGCAGGTTTACGAGGTTTCCGTCTCCTGGATCAGCTTGAAACTGAATCGCGCCGCCTGTTAGCGTCGTCGTCTGATCGAGGGTTACCAGCACGTGAGTGCCGGATGCCGCCTGGGCGAGTGTTTGCGTGGTGTTATTGGAGGTCGACGATGTCCAAACTGCTCCCGTATAGGGCGTGTTGCCGCACCCGGAAGCTTGCGCAAAGACAACCGAAGCGCCGAGCAAAATGAGAACGAGCAGCTTCACCTTATTCGATCCACTTGGCGTAGCAGATCGTGTTGACGCTCGAGCCGAAAGTCACGCGGATGCGTCCGAACTTCCCAGCGCGCACCTTGAATTCCTCACCCTGGGTAAATGGAAAGACGTACTGATTTGTCGGAGCGATAAGTTGGATATCGCCGTTTCGCACCGTTGTGATTGAGCCTTCCGAGCTTGAGGTGTAACCCGATGCCGATGTGCCCAGCGTTAAGAGACTCGCGTCGTCGTTCGCGTCTCCGAATTTGGTGATATCGGCCGCAGCATAAGCCGTCACTGTGGCCGCAACGTCAGTTTCGATCAATTCGACAACGCCGGGTGTTGCCGCGGCCGATCCATCGAAAGAGATTCCCCATTCGGTTATCAGGATTGAGGTATTGGACGGAGGCGCAAGCTGAAGAAGCGTCTTAATCGACGTTCCGGTAGCGATCTTGGCAAAAGCAGCCGTGGTCTGCATCGGCCCGTTGAACGCTTTGAAGATTTTCATCGAATCGAGATCAACGCTGTAAAACTACTTGCATTGAATCTGGGATAGCCGTCCAACCGTGCACGTTTCGCCGAGAATGCCAGTCCAGTTGACAGTGGGCCAGACGAGGGAAGCGGCCTTCACCACCCCATTGAGAAGCGTCGAGTTGACGCCAAGATAGGACAGGATCGGCAGCATTGCCGTGATGTTGGATTGCAGCCGGGCGATCGTTGCGGCATCATTCGCCGAGTTTATCTGTGCGGCCGTGAGTTGCTGAAAATACTGCAACCAGATAGTCGTCCACGTGGTCAGTTCCTGACTGAATTGAGAGCCGAGTTCAACGGAATTGGCATATTCGCCGGGCCAGAAGGTCAGCACATCAGGAGTCGTGTCTACATAATTGCCGCTCTGCAGCCCCTTCGCCAACCATTCGAGCGCCAAGCCGGCCGTGCCCATCAAAATATTCGTCCCGTTCCAATTCAAATTGTTATTGAGGTAAGAAAGCGAGTAGGCCCAATCGATTGGATAGGTCCCCTTTGCCATCCCGTTGCCGTCATTGAGGATCAGTTGTAGCTGGTACCACGCAAACGAAAGATAAACGTGCGCCGCGGCTGTTCCATTAGCAAGCCCAGGGGATGGACGGGGAACATCGGCCATGAATGGCGAACCCATAAATGGCATGTTGCTGAACCAAGCTCGGCTAGCAGCCTTAGGTCCGAATGCAACACTTGCCGTGGACTCCAGACCGAATTCCTGGTTCAGTTCCCACTGTTTGACTTCAGACCAAAGTCGATAGGAATAAAATTCAGCTACATACGTTGAGTTTTGCCATTGCGGCGAAGTTGCAGGAAGCTGAACCTGCGCGCGAAACGCCCAGTCATCTGCCAGCCAATAAGCAAAATCCCCGGACTTAATGGCAGCAGCATAAGCTGCGGAAGTCCCAGGCGCCAAATCCGCGCGAGTTTTGAGGTAGTTCTTGTACAAAGAACTAGAGGTCCACAAAGCGGCGCCGAAGCCATCGAGAGGATGAACGATGGGAAGCCAACGATTCCAAGTCGGAAGTTGAAGCGCAATCGGTGTTTCTCGAGCGTTGAGGTAAGAGCCTGCCGCCAAGACGGTCGGAGGTCCTGTCAATGTCAGGTACGGCAGCATCGCCGCATCATTAGGAAGCACCGCGTTCAATCCCGCACCGGCCGCCCAATTTGTGACTGGCTTAGAATCGATTCCTGGGCCTGGTTGATAAGGAGGATTCCATGGGAGGCCTGGCGCTGGCGTTGCGAGCGATCGGATGTAGCTCGCGATTTGCAAGCCTTGTTGCGCGGTCAAACCATGAAAAACTGCGCGGGCCGCGATAGAGGTATTGGAATAATTAAAATACTTTAGGTCACGGCCATCCTGCGTGTGGCAATCCGCGCAGGAGGCGATGATGTTAGACGTGGGGCCGACCATCTGGGTATGGAGTGTGTTCTCGGCTCGCCAAGCTGCCAGGCCGGCCGCGATATCTGCGGCGTCATTTAGAGGGGGCGTCCAATTCGCCGGATTGTCCCACACGAAAGTAGATGCCGGGATCAGATTACCGCCGGAGTTGGCGACGTTGAAGGCCAATACCCTGAAGCCGGAAGTAATGCCATCGGTCCCATTAAATCTGAACGCGATTTGATTGGCGCCCACGGTCACTGCGCCAGGCAGCGGAAGGCTCAGATTGAATGTCGAGAACCCTCCTCCGATTCCACCGAACTGATTGGCGTACTGGTCTGTCAGTGTCACGGCGGGCGTACTGATAGGCGTCCAGGCTCCCTGGTTCACCCGTACGCTCATCTCTGTCTGATATCTCAGGTTATTAACCTGCATGGTGAGCGTTAAGGAACCTGTCAGATCCACCCCGGGTGGAATGCCAAACTTCACGGTGCTCGTGGTTCCGTTGGCTCCGACGACCTCGACCGGAAGCGTGATCGTGTCCGCCACCAGCGTAATGGCCTGACTGAAAATTGTTTGACTGCCGTCTACAGCCGTGACGGTGACCGTCTGCTGGTAGGGATTCGTCGCGGGGGCTGTATACAAGCCGGCGCTCGATACCGTCCCTACCGCCGGAGTAACGGACCAAACCACAGTGGGCGCCCCCAGTTGGATGGTTTGACCAGACGTCAATAGAATCGGGACTTGGGCGACCGCGCCCCATACCAGCAACGTGAACAGGAAGCAAACTCTCATGCGCCCGGACTGGTTCCTATGTTCCGCCTGCGGTGCAGCTCAGCGTATAAGTTGTCTGAATTGAATCGGTGGTCTGCGTGATCGTGATTGGCGCCGCCGTGAGGCCAGACGACGAAGACGGCGTAGACGCCGGGGCATTGGCGGTGTTCATCCAGCGCCGATCCCAGAGTGTCCCCGAAGAACTCGCGCTCAGAATGCCCCACTCGATGATGGTCAAGGGCGGAGTCGTCCCAGTGAAAACGACCGTTGCAATCGACTTGTACTGATTCGAAGTCGGGTTGGATTGCGTGCCAGCGACGCGAGTAATGCTCGACACTTCCGTGGTCAGAGCCGTGTCCGCTTGACCGTTCAGGAGCTGGGCTGCGTTGGTTCCTCCACCGAAAGAGGATCCTCCACCGACTGAGCCGAGCAGCGTGTAGGTGTTGGTCGTTACTGGGCTAATTTCCCAAATTCCATTGATACCAGTGATACCTGTAATACCCGAGAGCTTGATGATATCGTTCAGGAAAAATGGGTGAGCCGATTGGGTAACCACGATCGGCGTAGCCGCCGTCGCCGCGGTGGGCGAACTGGTCGAGCCGTGAACGTCACCAGTCCCGTAGGTGTGGTAATTGAAATTGATGAGCGGATTCGAGTTCGATACAAAAGTCGTGGCCAGATAGTTGATGCCTGCCGAGGTCACGATCCCGACCATTGGGAGTCCCGCAGTAATGCGCCACAGTTTCATCGCTTCCTGAGGGCAACATTCGCACCACATCACGAAAGTGGCGAACGTCATGGCGGCAAAGAACTTCACGTGCCGGCGAAGATGCTCCCAAAGGTTCCGCATCCAGGAGATAGACTTTCGAATTACCCGCGTGTGCGGCGCGAAGTCCTGGATGCTCCCGTCGCCACGGATCAGCCGATGCTGAACGGAAGCGCTAAACTCCATGTATCCGGCGAATTGCATAGTTCGCTCCTTTGAACGCTGAACGGTGGAAATGTTTGTGGAAAAAGAGGAAAACTAACTGGAGGAAGGAGTGGTGACCAGATGGAAGACGTCGAGCTTGGCCGCTAGAGTCTGAAGGCCGGAACTAAACGTGAGGAAGTCATTCCACATCTTTGCCTGGTCGGCTGCGGGAACAGTTGCAAGGACCTTCTCGAGCAGGGAGAAGCCGGCAATGATCGCGTCCTCGTACGGGCCGTGAATAGCCGATGGAATCGCAGGAAGATTGGAAAGTGGAGAACTTTGAGTGGCCATTTGGATCTACGGTTGCGTGAACCAAATCGTTGTATGGCCCGTGAAACCGTTAACGGCTTCGTGGAATGTGAATTCTCCACGCCCATCCGGGTCCGCATAAGATTGACCGTTGGCGAGCGACGTTCCGTTGGGCAGCATGTTCCCAATAGCCTGCCAAAATCCGCTTCCGAGAGTAACTCCCACAAGCGAAGTAGCCGGCACGGGAACAACCGGGACCGGTGGCGGATTGTACGGCGGATAGTCTGCGGGATTCAGGCTAACTTTAATCGAACCTGATGCCGGATTGTTCGGATCGTAGGCTGCAGCTCCGGGCTGCGATACTCCGGGAGCCAGTGTGATCGGGCCCATAAGAGCGGATGGGACCCAAGTGTACCCGTAGGCAATGCGTTGGCTCATCACCAGATACGGGTCCCAACCCCAGACCATGATCGGAACGTCAATGGTATAGCCCTGCGTGGCGAGTGTCATCGCCTGAGTGGAACGCTGGGTGAAGTCCTGGATCTGTGCCAGCGCTTGAATAGCTGGGGGCTGGTGGGCCCAGTAGACCGCATCAAAAGCCGCCTCGGTGAGTGGCGCTGAAGTCGTTCCCATGGCTACTGGTTAGCCCTCACCCAAGCCTGCACCGCCTCAACTTCCAGCCAAGGCGAACGCACGGAGCGCTTGGAGCCCGTCAGGCAATTTCCCTGCACCTGAATATGAGCCGAGAAGGGGGGAACGCTATTGGCATTTGAGCTGCCGTTGGCGATCAAACCGAAAGCTTCGACGGAAGCTTGAAATGGCGTCTCGCCTCCGACGTGCACCGGAGTCTGATCCGGAGTCTTGGAGTCCGAATACCGCACGAGAGCGACCTCAAATCCGATTCCGACGAGGGCCGTAGTGAGGCCCGTGATTCCCATTACTGTGATGTCCATGATGATTACTCCTTTTGGTTAGCTGTGATTACGCCGCAAGCATTCCGCTTTCAACTTCCACGGATACACCACGGTTGAACAATTCCACGCCTACGATGAAGCGCAGCTTGTTCTTGATTTCGACCAGCCGGCCCCGGGTCCCAGCAAACGGTCCCCGGGTAATGGTGACTTGCTGACCCACTTTCAGAAGGTTCCAAGGCTCCGCCAATCCACTGTCGACTACAATCCGGAGGTTCTCGATTTCGATGTGGGGAACTGTGGCCGGGGTAGATCCGAAGCTCAGAATGTCGATGACGCCGGGAACATTGAGAACGGCGCCACGCTCCTCGATTACGAACCGCCCGAAGACGTAGCCGGTGAACAGGGCTCTCCGGATTTCGGTCGGCTTCCAGTGGGAATAACGCCGCATCTCAGAGTATTGGGGATTGAAAACCTCAATATCGCGCTGGTAAATCCGCTCAGAAACTACAGATTCTATTCCAGCTTGCACCCGCAATACGTACCACGGGCTACCTGCTTCAAGAGAATGCGTTGCCATCAGATTTGGGGAAACGAGCCTAAGAGGGAGGCTAGGAAGGAATGTGTGGGCTGTCGGGATTATTGTATGCGGAGAAACATTGCGGTGTCAATATGTTTCCACGTGAAACAGTTTGTGATCCGCACTCTTTCGGACTTATTCGCACTATTTCGCACTTGTCCGAAACACTGGCAGCCCTTATACTGTACCCAATGACACCACCTCAAACCTCAATACTCCCGCCAGAACTAGAGCAAACCTTATTCAACAAAGACGAACGTTTCGCAGCCGCCTTCCTGGGAATAAGTTCTGAGGGATTACGTACCTGGAGAAAGCAGGGTCGCAGTCCTAACTACAGGAAGCTCGGGAAGCTCGTGCGTTATTCGATTGAAAGCCTGAGGGCTTTCGTTGAAGCGCAGCCAATCGGCGGATCAAATGAAAGAATGCCCAAGCCGACTTCAGCGGTGGAGAGTCGCGAATGGAAACGAGCCAGAGCGGATGCCAGGAAAGATATGGCCGGTTGAAGTCAGCACGCCACCAGTTCAACCCGGCTCAAAACCGGCGCGCAATCGGCGCAACACGCTGAGCAGAATAGCCAGGGCACACCCGGTTCAAGCGTCTCTGCCAAGTGAGCTTCTCCATCAATCGCCTGTCCGCATCGTTGGCACAATCCGAAGACTGCCTCCGTCCGAATGCAGCGCGGTTTGTTGAGCTTGCCTCGCATGACCTGAGTTAAGAGTATCACTTTGTGACGTAGTGTGGTTTGCGGATCAGTTCTTCACGGTCAACGGATCGGAGTTTACGGCTTTCTTGCCGGTGACGCCTTCGAGGCCGGCCAGGATGCCGCGGTAGTCGCTCTTGTCGCATTGCATCGCAAAGCCGCCTTTTTGTTCGCCATTGGCCCAGGTCACTCCAATGAAGTGTTTCTTCGATTTGGAGAGGGCGAGTAACGCGCCTATGCCGAGCGATACGATCGCCAGCCCGATAGCCGCCCCGACACGTCGGTGGACATCCTGCCCGTAACTTATTTCCGTTATCCATGCGGTAGGGATTTTGGCAATGTTCTCATCCTTGGTTTCCAGCCTAAGTTCTGCCGTATCGATATACAACTTCATCCCTTTTCCGGCCTTAACGTCCGGGAGCGAGCCGCCGTCGTATCGGATATTATGGCCGCTGTCTCCTGCGACGGTGGAAAATGGCACGAAGAAGCAAAGAGCGATAGCGATCAGTTTTTTCATTTCACCACCAGCACTCTTGTCTCGCAGCCGGCGTAGAGCACGTCTGCCACATAGGCTTGGAGTTCACCGGGTTCGATCCTTGCTCCCTGGTCCAGTTCTCTTACGATGCTCGCGGCCTCCTCGTTTAGGAGTTGCATTGCCCTTAAGTATCTCGATAACCTCA